TAGATAATGGTGTGACCGGCTCGATTGGGATAGTAGGGAAAGATCTTACCTACTACAACATGGTAAAAACACCTGTTATTTCCGGTCAGGATTACACAAAAGCAAAGAAAAACATCTCTCGTGTGGATGTAAAAGTATTGGCAGAAATTATTGCAGATTTACAGGAACACGCACCATGCGTTGCGATTGTTGAACGTCCCATGAAGAATCCTGCACGCTTTGAGGCAACTTGTTCTGCCATGCGTGCGTTGGAAGCAGAGCTGACTGTATTGGAGCTTTACCAAGTACCGTATATTTTTGTGGATTCCAAGGAATGGCAAAGAGAGCTACTGCCAAAGGGAATTACAGGCGCACCGGAGCTTAAAAAGGCTTCTTTGGATATAGGGAAAAGGTTGTTCCCGGAAGTGCTTCTAAAACATCCGGACAGGGATGGTATTCTGATTGCCGAATATGCAAGACGGAAAGGTCTGATTTAGAAATCTGACAATTTCAAGACAAAAATGTACAAAAATGCTTGGTGATGTAATAATATACTGTTACATTTGCGTCCGTTATAAGTAACAAACAAAATAATTTCGACTATGACAAACGGTAAGTATTTGAATATTTTTGTCTTGTCTTTCTTAGACAGACTGGAAAGTATCGAACATGATCTTTCCTACCTCAAAAGCAATGTAAATGATCCTTCAAGGCTGGAAGAAGTGGAAAAGCAACTTTCTCTTTTGAAGGACAAAATCAAACAGATTCAAAATGATAAGAATTTATTGTGATAATGAAAACTGCGAAAGGTTTGGGATAAAATCTCCCATGACAAATGCAAAGTTCGTCTTTCGGTACAATAAACTTGTCCCTTCAAATCTTCCCAAATGTCCGGTATGTGGCATTCAAGTTTCCTATGAAGAAGAAAAGAACGAAACAGTTCCCGATATTTCCATAGGAGAATTTAAAATGATGTCCACCGAGAACAAAGCGAAGATGTTAAAGAAAAGGGCAAACGACTTTTCAAAGAAAGACGGAAGTGAGGATAGAAAACGCTTCTATCAAGAGAAAACAATTAAGAACGTGTTGAACATAAAATAAATATCAACCATGGAACGTAATTTTTACATAGCTATCAGTCATATGCAACGAATAGAAAAGAAGCCTGTTCTTGCTATTATGTCGGCAGACGGAAAGATGGAAAGAGCCATCCTTTTAGACAACTTCAACGGGAAGACAAGGGACTTTTACCAAAATGAAGCAATTGGAAGTGATATTACAAATATTATTCTAAAAGACAACCTTTCCAATTATTCGGAAGGAACAATAAGGGGATGGGTAAAAGAATGTGATTCCGTCTCTATCAGTTTCGGACATGAGAACTTCGTGATTTACAAAAGCGTATTAAAACCGCATGAAATCGAAGAATAACTGTATTCTAAACAGATTGAGAGATAAGACAATAGAGCTTCCCGGAATAGGAGAAGCCACAATCAAAGGCGTAAGGGTGGCAAGGGATTTTAGAAACATTGAACTGGATGTTGTTCGGAATGGAAAACTGAAATCCTTAAGGATAGGGATAACAGGATTCTTGAAATCTGCAATCATAAAGGAAAGTGTATGAAAAGAAATTCAGTAATTGCTTTTTGTTTGTTATTTTGTTGTTTTATTGGTTTGGGCGGGTGCAAATCCCGTCCTTCCCAAAGAACAGACTATAACTTCACACTAAAGGATTCCCTATTTTGGGAAAGAGAGCTGACAGACACACTTGTAAAGATTCCCTATTCAATTGTAAAACTCACTGTCAATCCTCAAAAAATGGAAGATGGGGAAAAGAGAGAAACAAGCAAGGGACAAGCAAACGTGATTGTTCAGAAAGTAGGTGACACCATTATTGTAACAGCTTCTTGCGATAGTTTGGAATTAGTTGTAAAAAGCCTCAAAGAAAGACTGTCCAAGATGAGCGAAGAAAACGGAAACTTGAAAGAAGAAGTAAAGGCAGCTCCCAACAGATTACTTTCTTTTTTAGGAGGAATGGGAATAGGTGCTTTTACGATTCTGATTGCATTGTTTGTATTACTAAAAGTAACGAAAAGAATTTGAGATTATGACTAAACTATTAGTAGCGGACAAAGAAATGATTAGAAATCAATTTGCCCAAAAAGTAGAAAAGAAATTAAGTGATTATTTGGAGGGAATTGGAACACAATTGCAAGATAGAGTGGATGCTATTCTTCCGCCAGAAATAAAATCCATTGTAGACAGATATCCGTCCATGCAACCACTTTTGTTTTACAAAAATATCCCGGCAAACGAACTTCTAAAAACAAAGAATGTAACCATCTATAAGGCTATTCCTTTGGATGGAATAGGGATGCCCAAAATGTTCTATAATGAATACATGGACGATTTAAAACGCTATTTCGAAAAAGATATTTTGGAATGGAGCAAGAAAGCGTATGAGCTTAAAAAGCTGGAAAACGAAACCAGAAACAGGGTTGCTTGCGCTCTTAATCATATCAAAACAGAAAAACAATTGCAAGACAACTTCCCAGAAGCCTATAAGATTTTGATAGAAATCAGGGGCAAACAAAAAGAAGAAAACGCGTGTGATTCTGTAGAGAATACCAGAGCATTCCTTTCATCCTTAGACAAATAAAAACATGACAAAGAAGCAAAAAGAATTGGAAGGCAAAATCATAGAAGCCAACCAAAAATACAGAGAAGGTGCTCCTATTATGAGTGATAAGGAGTATGATCTTTTGATCGACCAGTTAAAAAAGGAATATCCTGATAGTGAAATCCTGACAAAACCTATCATTGAGGAAAACAAAAAAGGTAATCGGATGGAAAGATTGCCGTACCCTATGTTTTCTTTGGAAAAGGTAAAAACAATCAGTGAGATCAGAAGATGGGTTAAAGATGTGTGGGAGCTTCACCCAAATGACAAAATTGTCATTACACCTAAATATGACGGTATTTCCCTTTTGGTGGACGAATCGACAAATGAATGCTGGACAAGGGGTGACGGAATAGAAGGACAAAAAAGCGACCGGCATTACGAATATGTCAATCATGGCAACCCTATGGGAAAGAAATCTTGCTTTACTTTTGGTGAAGCCATTATTCCTGTCGGTATGTTTTTGAAAAACGTAAAACCTCTTGGTTACAAAAGTGCAAGAAATTCTGTGGCAGGAGCTTTCAATGCAGACGAAATGAATCCGCAGGTTTTAGGGAACACCGCTTATATCCGATACGGTATCATGGACTTGGATAGGGACAAATCTTTGCAACTTGCAGAGCTTTACAATACCTATGAACCGTATGCTACGCAGTATTGGGTGACTTCTGCTTCTATTTTCGATGACGAAAAATCCGCTTTTGATTACTTGAATGAACTGTTTGAGCTTACCAAAAATTTCAAATGTGACGGCCTTGTAATTGAAGTGGACGACAAAAACATTCGTAGGACTTTGGGACGGCTTCCTAACGGGAATCCGCGTTACGCGATTGCTTACAAAAACCCGGATTGGCAGGAAAGATACACAACCAAAGTTACTTCTATCGAGTGGGGTATTTCAAAAGATGGCAAAAGCAAACCTGTAATCGTTTTTGAACCGGTTGAATTTGATGGTGCTACGGTTACACGCTGTACCGGTTACAATGCAAAATACATTACTGATAACCATATTTGCTCTAATGCTTATATAGTGGTCACAAGAAGTGGAGATGTTATCCCCAAACACTTGGAAACGTTAAAATACAGTATTGAGTGCTTTGAGGGGATGTGTGACAGCATGATGTTCTGTCCTTCTTGTGGAGAACCTTTGAAATGGGATGCAACCCTAACCGACCTTGTTTGTTTAAATCCTAATTGTGATGAAAAAGCGATAAAGCAACTTGTCTATTTCTTTGCTACATTGGGTACGGAAGAAATGCAGGAAGCAACTGTAAGAAAACTCTATAAAGGTGGACTTTTCTCTATCGAGGACATCATAAACGTAACAAAAGAGGAACTTGAAAAGATCGAAGGAATAGGTAAAAGCCTTTCCAAAAAACTGCGAAAGCAATTTGATTCCTATGTAGACGATGGAGTTCCTTTTGCAAGAGTTCTGACTGCTTACAATGTGTTCGGTGGTGTAATAGGAGAAAAGACTTGCCAGATGATTTTCAACAGCCTCACCAAAGACCAGATAGACTATATGTTCGAAAACGAGGAAGTTCCTATGAAAGACTTGCTTTCTATTGATGGTATTGCCGAGACTACTGCAAAATCTTTCAATGACGGACTAAAGGCATTCTTTGATCTTTGCAGTGGTACACCTGTTTCTATTTCTTTTATCCAAGAAGAAACGGTGGAAAACGACAATCCCGAATCAGTTTGCTTTACAGGATTCAGAAATAAACAGTGGGAAGAACGTCTTGCAAAAGAAGGACACAAAGTTGTTTCCGGTGTATCCAAAAACACCACAATTCTTGTAACGAAAGACAAGGAAAGTTCTTCGTCCAAAGTGAAGAAAGCAAAGGATTTGAACATTCCTATTTTGACACCGGAAGAATTTGAAATCAAAATAGGATGGAAAGAGATATAGAAGACTGGATCAATGACTTCGAGGATGAAGAAACTTATGATCCTAATGAAGACGATCAATTCGAGTAGTTTAATTTGACATAAAAACGAATGAATAAGATTTACAAGGAGATAACCTTCAACTTCACCAAAGCATTGAACAAATTGGAATTAAGGACAAGTGCCAGAAGTTTCATCTCTATGCGGAAGGCAGAGAAGGTTATCTCCCTACTTTTTGAGATCATATTTGATAAACTGGAAAGAGACGGAAAAGCAAACATAAGAGGATTTTGCATTATCAAGAAAATCAAATGTAAAGAAGGAAAGCATTATTTTGAATTTATAGACAAAAGAAAGAAATGACATGTACTACTATAGAGAAAAGGACTATTGGTATTTTGGTGCTTTGGAAAAATCAGTTTACAAGAACCTTAAACTGATTTCATCCTTTAAACGTAACGCTACTAATAAGGAAATATACATAAAATCCGATCTGGCGAAAGATTTTCTTTTAAAAGAGTTTGTTTCCGACAACGAAATAGAAGAAGTCGATCCTCTTTCTATTGTTCGTACAGGTTGCAAAGCTGAAATAAAGCCTTTTGAGGAACTTTTGTCAAGAAAGGATATAAAACTATTGATAGAAGGACTTTCTCTCTTAAAAAAGCCGAGAAACTATCAAATGGACTATCTTTACTATGCTATCAATCACGGAAATCATGTAAATGGCTCTTCGGTGGGGACAGGCAAAAGTCTATGTTCTGTTCTCTATGCTGAAATGCTTGATCTTTTTCCTTGTATGGTAGTCTGTCCGGCTTCTGTAAAATCCGGTTGGTTGAGAGAGTGGAAAGAAGCAAATCCAAATAGACAGGTATCTGTTATTTCCACCACTTCGCCAGCCGAAGATTTTGATGCTGATGTCCTTGTGATCAATTACGATATTCTGGGGAAAAGAACGGAGAAGAACGGTAAGACCTCTATCGAAGTAAGGCTGGACGGGATGAAGAAAAAGAAATTTTCACTTGTCGTAGCTGATGAAATTCATTTTCTGAAAAACAGGAAATCCATACGGAGCAAGACGTTTAAGAAGTTAGCAGGGAAATCTTCTGCTATCATAGGATTAACCGGTACGCTTATCATGAACCGTCCGGCAGAACTATTGAACATACTTGCACTTATAGGAAGATTGAAAGAGATTGCGCCGAATGATCCCTATCATCACTATTTCTTTGAAAGGTATTGCAACATGAAAGAAACTTTTTTTGGAATGGATTTAACAGGAGCTTCCAATATCAAGGAACTGAATGATCTTCTCACCAAATGTTGCTATTTCCATGTAAGCAAACGGGATGCTTTAAAAGAACTTCCGCCTGTAACCGAAAACATGATAGAATGCGAGATAACCAACAAGAAGGCTTACAAGTCCGCGGAAGAAGATTTGTTGGAATTTATCTTTAAGCATTTCAAAGATGAAGAAAGGGTAGAAAAGGCAGCAAGGGCAGAGTTTCTGGTAAAGATGAATCTTCTAAAACAACTTTCTTTAGAAGGAAAGGTAAAGGCAATTAAAAAGTGGATAGAAGAATGGTTAGAAGCAAACGAAGACGATAAATTGCTCGTATTCGGTTCTCATTCCACTATTTTGAAAGATATACAAAAATTTTTCAAGAACAGCCTGCTTGTTATAGGTGAGACAACTGGAAAGAAAAGAGAAAAAACATTGTCTGACTTTTCTTCTGATCCTTCCAAAAGACTTTTATTTGCCAATATAGGATGCTTAGGTACTGGAGTAGATGGACTTCAAAAGGTTTGCTCGAACATGGCTATTTTGGAACTGCCACCTCGTCCAAGTGATCTTGTACAGGTAATAGGAAGATTGGAGAGAAGCGGACAACAAAACCCGGTCACAATTCAATACCTGCTTTCTTCTTCTACCATAGACAAGGATTTATGGGAAATGCTGAAAAACAAGAAGTCGGTTACCGATATGTTGAACAAGGGTTTTGAGGATGATTCAAGTTTGATGATTTTAAAGAAGTATGGCGAAAAAGCAAAGAAAAGGAAAGGTTCTTGAAGTTTGGACGGACGGCAGTTGCTATGCAAAACATCCTAAAAGATTGGGTGGTTCTGCTGTTTATATCAAATGGAAAGACAAAGAGTATCACATAAGAAAAGGGTTTTCTCATACCACTATAGGCAGAAGGGAAACGGAAGCTGTTCTAATGGCTTTAAAGGCTATTAGGAAGGATTTAAGGGCAACCGTTACCTTCTATATAGATAGTCAGTATGTGGCTGATCAATTGAGATACAGATTTGTAGACTGGGTGAAAGAGGACTTGTGTGTAGAAAATCAGGACTTGTGGGAGAAAATCTTCATGGAAGTTTTGGAGCACACAAAATTAAGAATAAAGGTCAAATGGATTCCGGGACATAGGAAAGATTACAATGATCCTATTGTTTGTGGAAATTTCATTGCTGATTATTTGGCAGATTATAAAAAATTCAGTAAGTATGAAAAAGATCGTCGTGTATAACAATCTGATCCCTTTTAAGGGATATGCAGCAATGACTGTTTTTCCTTTTATTTTCGCAAGGAAAAAGTACAAACCGTTGGGAAAAACAACAATAAACCATGAATCCATTCATCTAAAACAGCAAATAGAGCTTCTTATCCTACCTTTTTTCTTATGGTATGGGATAGAGTGGATCGTAAGATTGATCCAATACAAGAACTTCAAAGAGGCTTATCGAAACATTTCTTTTGAAAGGGAAGCGTACGATAACGAATGGGACGAAGAATATTTAGATGGTATAAGAGAGCCATTTGAGTTCCTTCATTATCTAAGAAAAGAAGATTAACAACAATAAAAGCAAACGAAAAGAATTATGGAATGGAGCAAGTATCAATTGGCTATTTTCGATGCTTACGAAAATACCAATAAAAACATAGTAGTAGAAGCTGCACCGGGTAGCGGTAAAACATTTACACTCAAAGAGTTATGCAATCGGACAAAAGAAGGTACAAGTTGTTTGTTTATGGCTTTTAACAAAAGTATTGCAGAAGAGCTAAAAACAAAACTACCTACTACAGTAGAGTGCAACACTTTTCATTCAATGGGACTTCGTACGTTAATGAAAAATTTTCGATTCCGAATGCAGCTTGAAGAAAACAAATGCTTTTCTCTTTGTATGGAATTATTTGATTTTAGAAAAAAGGAGTACAAAGAGAAAATGCGATATTATTTTGCCTTACAAGAATTATGGGAAAAGATTAGGCTGTCGCTTTGTGAAATCAACGAAAGAAATGTCTCTGCGCTTTGCATTGAATATGATCTGGATTATGAAGATTCAATGATAAATGATCTGAATAAAATCAATGAAAGGTGGAGAAAAGATTGTGCTAAAATACAAGACAACAAATCTTTCAAAATGGATTTTCCGGACATGTTATGGATTCCTTATAATTTTGTAGATGAAATAAACTTTCCTAAGTATCAAGTTGTTATGGCAGACGAAGGACAGGATTTATTTACACTTCAAAAGGAAATTTTACAAAGATACATCAAGCCAAGAGGAAGATTTATTGCTGTAGGAGATTCAAAACAGCTTATTTATAATTTTATGGGTTCTGACTTGGATGTGTTCAACTCTATAAAAGAAATGCCGAATACAATTTGCCTCCCACTTTCTGTTACTTACAGATGTGCAAAGAAAATTGTCGAAGTAGCGAATAAAGTGTTTCCTGGTACAGAATGTGTTCCCACAGCAAAAGAAGGCATTGTAAGAAGTGGTGACATTTTTGAAGCTGAAAATGGGGATTTTATTCTTTGTAGGAACAATTATCCTTTAGTTGTCACTTTTATTATGTTGCTGGAAAGAGGAAAGAAAGTATCCATCATGGGACGGGACTTCGGGGAAAGTCTTTGTCGGTTGATGGATAATCAAAGTTGTTTGGACGACCTATACCTCCTATTAGACGATAAAGTCTCTAAATTAAAAGGAAAAGGTCTGTCTGAAATCGCTATTACCAACAACGCTTCTTATGTGGCATTGAAAGAAAAAGTTTCTATCATTGAAATTCTATACAAGCGTTTCCCTGGTTCTTTTTTAGCTTTGAAACAAAAGATCAAAAACATTTTCTCTGACGATAAAACCGGCATCATTCTTTCTACCATACACAAAAGCAAAGGGTTGGAAGCAAAACGGGTTTTCTTTTTAAATCCTGAATTAATTCCTTCCAAGTTTGCAAAGACACCTAAAGCCTTGTATGCAGAGGATTGCTTGAAGTTCGTTGCTATTACAAGGGCAAAGGAAGAACTGGTTTATTGCCATATAGATACAGAAGAATCGCCTTTATAAGTAACAAACAAAAGAAAGAAAAACTGACAATTTTACGTATTTTAACTATAAAAGAGCGATTATGTAACAGTATAATGTTACATTTGCAACATCAAAAACTAAGAAGATGAAAAAGAATAAATTTTATATCATTGTTCCTCATGAAAATGGGAAAATTTCGCTTTTCAATGCAAGCAAAATAGAAGAGCTGGGATCTTATTTACCTTCTATGGAAGCTGTAAAGACAAACATCGAGCTTCAAATGGCAAAATGGAGAAAGGATCATTCCTATAAACCGCAACCGTTAATGTTGGGTGTTCCTTTGGATGTATTCTTGAAAGTGAAAGCCATTACAAAAGGCAAATGGAATGAGATACCTTTGAACCAAGGCTGTAATGGCGTACCATCCGTTCTTCTTATCCCTAATAAAAAGGAAGATGGGGAAGAATGACGGAATCACAAAAGATGTCCTTGTTGCTTTAGACAGTGACGCAAGAGCCATGAGATGTGATGAGATATATGAAACCGGGCATCTCACTCTTGCAGTCACATTAAAAAATCATTCAGAATTTGGGAGGGAGCTTGCAGAGTGTATCAAAGACGGTTACAACCATGTAATGAATTTTACTTTAAATACCGGCGATAGCTTCAAGGCAACAGCAGGACTTCTTGTAATGGATATGTGGGGAAACTGGATGTCTTTGTTGTCGGCAGAAGGGATACCGCTTTTCTCCTATGATTTTTCCGCATGGAGAAAGAAAGCCAAAAAGTTTCTGTACATAGAAAAAGCATCTTTCCTTTCCGACCCGGAAATAACCTACAATTTCAAAATGGAATCACCGTCCAAGAATTTTGTTATTATTCTAAGAGGTAGCGAAGGGTGTGATTATACAAAAGGAATTATTTTACAATCATTAATCTAATGACAGTATGTATTTCGAATCAACTATAAATTACTGGACAGACAATCCAGACGGTTTTAAACCGCCAAGAATACCTGTTAAAAGAACTATTCTTGTCAGGGCTTACACCTATACGGAAGTAGAAGCGATCACTACTGATTGGGGAAGCAAAGAAACAAATGAAGATTTTAGGATTTCTCCTATCAAGGAAACAGACATTATTTCTGTAGTAGGAGAGGGAGAGAAATTTTTCAAAGTCGTTTCCTACTATCCAGAAGCGACCCCTAAAGGAAAAGTAAAAATGCAGAAAGCTGTTTTGATGGTTAAATCCGATTCCGATACGGAAGCCATAGAAAGAACAAAGCTGTATTTTGATTTTCTGTCAGATATTAATGATCTGGTTATTAAATCCGTCACTCTTACAGAAATAGAAACATATATAGAGATAGATTGATATTATGAATGTACTTAGTTTGTTTGACGGAATGTCCTGCGGACAGATAGCGTTAAAAGAATTGAGAATTGAACCCGACATATACTATGCAAGCGAGATAGACAAGTTTGCAATAAAATAAACCCAGCTTAACTTTCCTGATACAATCCAATTAGGAGATGTAAGGAATATAAAGGTAGCTGATTTAGAGAAAATAGATTTGATTTTAGGTGGAAGTCCTTGCTACAATTTATCTATGATTGGTAAAAGAGAAGGTCTTTCTACAAAAGAAAACATTGAAGTCCTTTCTTTGGAGCAATATCTTGACCTAAAAAGCAAAGGAGTTGAGTTTACAGGTCAATCTTATCTGTTTTGGGAATTTGTTCGTATTTTGGAAAAAGCAAAGAAGATAAACCCAAATGTCCTGTTTCTATTGGAAAATGTGGAAATGGACAAAAGGTGGGAATCGGTATTCGATAAGGCTTTAAATACAAAAGGCGTTCACATAAACTCTGCGTTGGTCTCTGCGCAAAATAGGAAACGTATCTATTGGACAAATATAAACGATGGCAGTATTCCTTTGCCGAAAGACAGAGGTCTTGTCCTAAAGGATGTAATGGAAGAAGTCTTGGAAGACAATCGCTTTCTTTCAGAAAAAGCATTGGCAGGGCTACAACGACATCTTGAAAGAAATAAATCCAATGGAAACGGTTTTGGTGTAGATTGCAGAACAGAAAACCAAAAATCCCAAACATTATGTCTTGGTGGTACCGGCATGTATGATCTTGTTTATCAAAAAGACAGAATAAGAAGGCTTACTCCTGTTGAACGTGCAAGATTGCAAACAATACCGGAATGGTATAAATGGGAATGCAGCCCAACACAACAATGCAGGATGCTTGGAAACGGCTGGACAGTAGATGTAATCGTACATATTTTAAGTCACATGAAAATGAATGAAATAGAATAAAAACAGTTTATATTTTCCATAAATAGTTAAGATTCATTTTGGGAAATCCGGTCTGTGAAGATATGTTTTCCTACTTTTTCACAAGTACAATTTAAAAACAACAAGACATGAGCAGAAAGAAAGAAACAGAGCTTCAAAAGCTCATTAGACATATTAATTCCATAGACCGTCCATTTGAGTTTTACGATGTGTCGAGATGTAATTTATTCTTTAACGGTACACTTAGAAAAACTATTACCTATCTTTACAGAGCGGGATTTATAGAACGGATTGAAAGAGGACGTTATAAACGCCTTAAAACAATCCCGGAGAATATAACTACTGTGGAGTTAGAAAAAATGGCTTACAAACGATAAAAGATATGGAATTTTCGACAATTTGCATTGTATTACTGGGAATAATAACGGTTTTCCTATTGGGGACTGTATTTGTTCTTTGGTTGAGAGTTAAGAACTTGAGACACTACTGCATGGCAATAGATTCAAGAATTGATTCTGTAAGACTTAACTATCTCATAGGTTTTAGAAACCTCTTGATTCAGCAGGAAAAGTTTGAAGATGTAGAATACATAGACGAACTGATCAAAGACGAATATCCCGACATAAACCTAAAGGAAGTGACAGTAGAAGACATGCTTGATTTATTATAAACTTTTAAAAATCAATTGATTATGGAGATTAAAGTAAAAAGAATAACACCTATTGATTATCCCTATACAATAGGAAAGATGTACATTGATGAGACTTATTTTTGTGACACCTTGGAAGATCGTGTAAGAGACAAGGACAAGTCCGGTAAATTTGACAACGGGGAAACAAAAGTATATGGCGAATCCGCTATTCCTTACGGACGATACAAAGTTGTTGTAAATATGTCTCCCCGGTTTAAAAGAGAACTACCCTTATTGCTGGACGTCCCTCATTTTGAGGGTATTAGAATCCACAGAGGGAATACAGACAAGGATAGCTCCGGCTGTATTCTTGTGGGGGAAAACAAGGTGAAAGGGAAAGTTATCAATTCCACACCTTATGAACAAAAAATTGTTGCTATTCTAAAAGAAGCACAGGACAAAGGGGAAGATATTTGGATCACAATTGAGTAAGAAATATATACCTGTATAATTGTTTATAGTTAATCGAGTTGCAAACCCATTAAAAGAAAGGAGGTGAGAGCATGAAATAGCAAAAATCTATTCTAAATTCCTCTATGAACAAATCTAAGTTTTAATAAAGGAGGATGCCGAAAATCCTTAACAGAGTAGGTACATTAACAATCTCGTTGTTAGTAAATTACGTTAATCAAGAAAGGGCTTTGAACACAATCTGTAAAAATCGGTTCTTAGCCCTTTCGTCTTTAAAAACTAATAGTATGCCTTACGAAAAGAAGAATATTGAAACTCCCAAAAAGAAACCTATGATCATTCCGGTAAAGAATGCTGTTCCTGCTTGGACAAAGACAAAGGTACGGAACATTATGCGTGATTCCAAATATCCCGAACTTCATGGAGAGATGTATCTGGGTTAAGAATAAGCCCGGAAAATAGTTTTTGTATTGGGTATGATCGACCGGTCGTATTTTGCTTTTAGTCTAAATAGGATTTCTCTTTGAAGGGCTGATTCCTGGTTTTTCAATTTCAGTACCGTTCCCCTATAATCCGATACAGTCCATTTCCCGTCTTTCTTTTCCAAAAGAGACAGACGTGATCTCATATCCCCATTTACAAACACTTTTATAGATGGGGATATTTTTATTTTCGCGTCCTTTACATTTACCAGATACTTTTTCAGTTCCGGCAGCATTCTTTTCCTTCCATCACTGCCTGCATCACCTTCCAGATACTTTATAAACTTTTCTACTCCTTTTATCTTCCGGTCTATGCTTTCTTCTTTTTCTTCCGACAGAGCTATTTTCAAATTCCGCCTTGTGATGGGTTTTATGATCGTGCTTCCCCACAGGAACCCGTTGGAGGGGCAAAGCTCGTTAAACCTTTCCACTCTTTTTACATAGAGGTTTATCTTTCTTTCCTTGTTCGTCATAGCCTCCCTTTCTTATTTAAGCCGTAAAGCCTTTAATCTGTCCTTTACAGAGGCTTTTCTTTCGTCATCTATGTAGGTAGCTTCCTGTACTTCATAAGGCGTCATTTCGTCTAAGAACTTCTTGTTTTGCTTTTCCAGTTCTTCCCAATTGGCTGCACGGATCAGATCGCCCGGAAGCATAATCTTTTCCCTACCCAGAATAGTTTTATTGAAGCCGTTAAAGTCCTTGTAGTAGCTTGTTGCAAGCTGATGCACCAATACAGTGGGGTCAAGACCTGATTTTGCAGCGACGAGACCTATTATAATAGAATTGATGGGAAGTGTACGGAACACACGAGAAACGTTTTCCTGCCCGTGCAAAGTAGCGACAATGTCTATTTTCCCGTCTACAGTCAGCTTTAGTTCATTGCCTTTTACTTCTTTCCGGGCTTGTTCGAGCATGTTTCTTATTTCCCGCTCGAATATCAATGCCTTTTCTTCCTTTTCTTCTGCAAGGTATTTTTGATACCGGTGCTGTAGGTCTATTATGATAGTGTTTATGATCTGTAGCCTACCGGCTTCCGTTGCCACCTTATATTGATTGGATGAAGCAAGAAATACGGCACGTTTGCTTTCGATTTCCGCTTTCTTTTTGGCGAAGATGGCTTGCAGTTCCTTTTGGGTAAGTTTTATCTTCTTTTCTTCCTTTAGGATTTTCTGGACATCATCAACGCCGTTCATCTCCCCAAACAGTTTCACGATATAGAACATGATCTCCGGCGTGACGGAAGAAAGCATTTCTTTTCGATAAATGTCGTTGAATGCCTCTTTGCACCTCTTTATTTCTTCTATGAGAGGCATAACATACATTTCTTTATGTCGTTGTGCTTTCTTTACGTCCGATTCTTTTCCACCGTGACGAAGGATAAAACCCTTCGCAGAATAACTTTTCAAATCGGCTGTAATCTCCTCCCCGTCTTTACCTTCAAAGACAAAGAAACGGTAAGACGATTCAGAAAGTGCCCTTTCTGCCGTTTCCAAAGCGACAAAAGCGTTTTTTAGCTCACTGGAAGCGGTCTGGATCACTTCTGGAGCTTGTTCTATTATTTCCACAAAGTCCTTTTGGGAAATAGCCGGTAAATCTTTATTAGTAAGTTGTTTCCCCTTCTTCATTATTCAATTCCTCTATTTGAGATTTAGAAAGCTGTGCACTATTATATTCAAAACATTCTGATTTGTCCACATAGGGACATTCGATTCTGTATCTACAGTTATCGCAAACTATAGAAGGTTTGTCTACAGACTTTTGTAGTTTCATTTTGACAAAAATTTAATGGTTGTTCTTATTATGTGGCAAAACTACACTAAAGAAAGGACAAAAACAAAAGTCCTTACCTATACATCGCGTACCGGTAAGGACGGCAAATAATAACATAAACTAATTAAACTACTAAATACCAAATAATAACATAAACTAACAATATATGACAAACATAAAATTTTCTACACATAGCAAAGATAGTATAATTCTTTTCTTTGGAAAGACTAAACACTTTCAAAAAATGCAACCGCTTTAAGCTGATATATTTTCAACTTTTCCCCGTTCTCTATTTTGTAGCCGACATACACTAATTTATAAAGGAACTGATAAAAGTTGCCCGGCAAAAATTTCTTTTTGTTTTTCTTTAGGATATTCTTCACAAAATACCCTTTGCAGAAAAAACCTTGTAATTTTCTTGAATCGTTCAATAGAAGTACCTTTACAATATCTACAGATTTGTTCAAATAGAAGCACGGCACGCCGGCATTGTATTTCCATGTTACAAACTTAACATTGTCTTTTGTGTAATACTTCATTCTATTCTTTCCTTTTGTTCTTTCCTTACCTGCCTTTTTAGAGGCAAACAAGGAAAGAAATTTATTTAACCTGATCATAGTGTTACATGTTTTCGTTTATCTTTTGTAATACACTTTGCAGCACACTATCACCGTTGAAAGTTGCTTCTACTACAGTGTCTATACTTCCATTATCATAAGTAAACACTATTTTTCCGGTTTTATCATATAGCTTTATATCCTGTATAACTTTTAACTCTTTTGGGCTATCCTGTTTTACTTTAGATATGATACTTTCCAGGTTAAGTCCGGTTACCTCTAACATATCGTCCGTATAGTCCGAGACATTAAAATCAAAATAGCTTTCATTCTCTTTATTCTGGACAAAGTTATACGCTTCAAACTCGTTTTTAAATACTTTTTCTTTTCCGTTCTTGAATAGGTGGAATGTTTGCGCGTTCGGTTGCTCCCAATGATAACCGTCTTTCTCCATAAAGAAAAATACTTTGTTTGTAGCATGTCTTTTTAAATTTATCAAAGATTGCTCCAAAAAATCAGAGAAAGGAATGCTTGTATTTATATCCTTTTCTATATGAACGCCTACTTTTGTATTTATCTCTAAAATTTCTGTATAAACCCAAATGCGAACTTCACGTATAAAACTGTCACCGTCTTTGGAGACACAAAAAATATTGTTGTCTTTGTCTATAGTGACACTCAAACCTTTGCTATTCAAATATTCTATCACTCCATCTAAAGAACACCCGGTAAAATATTCTTTTTCGCTTGTTTCCGTTACGTTTGCAACACTTTCTTTGCTCTCCTGTAGGTTTGTATCATTTTTATTTTCCGACGTTCCTACAGGCTTAATATCTGTGTCCGGTTCTTTTGTTTCTTTTCCACAATAAACAGACGTTAACTTATCCGGGAAATAATCGTTCTTATCTCTAATTGAATTAAAATAATTAATTTTGTTATCAATCATAAAACAGTTGTCACAGTTGTCAGAGACAAAAGAAAGTTTACAATAACTATATTCTTTTGTAAAATATATTTCGCCGTTCCAACCGTCCAGACAAGAAAGTACTTTACTTAATCTATTATCTGATCTATAACTAAAATTAGACGGTTCAGACAATTGTACAAACAATTCTCCGTATTTACCATCTGTGTCTCCTTTTCCTAATTCTGTGATATAATTCACTCTTAATCGGTCTGATCCTTTTTCTATCTCGAAAGAAACAAATTCTGAAACTTTAGATATAGTTTTTAAGTCCTTTGTGAACTGTTTGTTGTCCTTAACTGTCAATTTTAATTCCTTGTATAAAATAGGGTAAACGCCCTCTATATTTACATTCTTATTGAAATCATTGTAACGACACTCAAATATTTCACCTTTATCCGTTACGATCGTTACGACTATTTGTCCCTCTTTGTCGTCGCTACCAACAATAATATGACATTCTTTCCCCACCAACTTTTTAAAGATATCAAAAGATATACATACATACTTACCCCAAACACCGGAAAAATTGGATATTTTCACATTTCTACTTTTGCAGATAAAAGAATCAGTAGCATATATTTTGCTTAAATTTATATCTATCAAAATATTGTTATCAATATATCGACTTGAATTTTTGGTTTTTACAGTTAGAAACGTTTTGTCTTTCTTATTAAATACAATATCAAAAGAACAAATACAATTATCCTCGCTTTCTTGTACCTGATTTCCTTCTTTGACAAATTCTAATTTTTCTTTGGCGCCGGACAACTGTTTGAACCTTTCCAAATATTCAAACAGTTTGACTATATCAAAACTGCATTTAAAATTGCCTTTTTCAATAGAGACAATATTATTAGACACCTTACATACATAAGACACGCTATTTATAAAAAAAGAATCAATATTTGAATAATAAGGACTTTTTGTGTAGTATTTTGTCGCTTGTTCTTTTTCTTTCTCTGTTAGTCTTTCTGCTTTCCCTTGCTTTGTTTCAAGGCTTTCGCAGTTTGCGATATAGGCGTAAACGTCTTTCAATGTATATACGCCCGGTTTTTCGTTTTTAAAAAGTTCTTGGAAGTATGTTTTTGCAATTGCCAACAATTCTACAAAAATTTCCATAAATAAAGTATCTGTGTTATTATTAGTTGCTTTCATTTTTAATATCTCCTATTAGTTTATATTATTGTTAATAAATTGTTTATGCTTTATAAATTGATTGATAAAATAGGTAGGGTCATTATTCCCTACCTTTGTCCAGGTTCGTTACCTCTATTCCTTCTGGTAGGGTGTTACTGCACACAAGTTCGTTGATTAAATCAGAAGGAACCTTTTTGCAGCAATCTAACCAGTTAAAACAAAGCTCGTTTCTATGATCGTAAAGGGTAACGTTATCCCAACTTATGCCGAAAGAGACAACCGCCTTTTTTACTTCGTAAATTCTTTTTGCTTTTTCTACACTTTTGGCAAACTCTTTTTCAATCTCTGCAAGTTCTTCTAACCGTTTCTTTGATCTTGCAGTTTCTTCACGCACTTGTTTCATTTCTTTTGTCGCGTAACCATGTTTAAACAAATAGGCCATGTCGTTACACTTTTCTGCGTCAAATTGCTTATAAACTTTATCCTTATTTTCAATTTTCAAAGTTAAGCCCGTTTTTGCTTCCATTTCCCGGATAGCTTCTTTTGCTTGCTTTTCCCAAGCATCAGCAACGCCCAAGTGAAAAACAAGGTAGTGAAATAAATCTTTGTTGTCTGAAGCGTTACGTAATATTTCGATAGCTTCCAAATTAGAAATATTATACATTTCCGCTATTTGTTCATTTGTTTTGCCTTCATTGATATGAAAGCGAATGTCATCTATAAACATTGGTTGTCCCAAATGATTAAAACCATGTAACCGATTAAATTTTTCAAGTTCCGGTTTAAAATAGGCAATTACATCAGCAATCGCGCCACTTATATAAGTGTAAAACCTTCCATTTCTTTTTTTAACCTTAATTTCGCCGGTAAAATTAAAGGTTAAATGTCCGTTTTTGCAATCATCATTTAACCCAATATAGTAGGCAAAGGAATAACATTTACCGCCTTCAAAAAGATAATCATAGACTTGTGTGTCCTCTTTAAAGAACTTAGAAAATAATCCAGAGAAACCAATACGATTTACAGTTATCTTGTTTTCGTTGTTATTTACTGTAGTTGTCATAGCTTTATTGCGTTTTGTCAAGGTTTGCGCACCTTGTTTAATTAGTTTAGTTAGTTGCTTTATTAATAAGTTAAAATTTGTACTTTGTACCCGTCTTTCCCGGAAAATTGATATATTTCGCTTGTTGCTTCTACATATTCGCTTTCGATTATGTCTGGACAGCCTTTCACTTTTCCGTCAAAAGAGTAGGTTTTAAGCTCCTCAATAAATTCTGCACAATCACCCTGTAATAGGGTTAATCCACCACCTCCATTGCCCAAAGTTGCTACAACAATAGTATTGTTGTTTTTCAGTTCAGTGGCAATAAATTCAAAAATTTGTTCTTTTGTTCTCATGATCTTTATTTGTTTATGTTATTATATTGTTATTAGTTCTTTTCTTTGATACAAATGTAACACTTTAATGTTACATACCAAAGGTTTTATAGTTAAGAAAGGTTAATTTGATGATTTTTCTTTGTTTTGTTTGTTACTTATAAATGACTTTTCAATCAAAATATAAAGTAAAAACAAAACAATAGGGATAGATAAGATAACATGCAAAAAGTTCCTTTCATCAACAAATAGAACAATAAGAGCGATAACGAAAGAAATAAATACCACTTTCAACCCTTCCAGTATTACTTGTATAGCCTTCATTTTCATAACTTTGTTGTTTAACTGTTTATTAAAGTGTATTATTTACATTTATTTTATAGGACTTTCCAAAAGAGACACCGCGCTTTGTATTTTCAATAGGTGTAAAAGTTACATTATTTCCGTTCCTATCGGCTCCATAAATACCCGTTGCACTTGTTTTGTTTTCCCTACAAAATTGCTTTGCTTTTTGAAGGCTGGAGAACTCCAGCCTGTCAACTATCCATTTATACACCCTATTCATTGTATTTGCAAATTTGATAATAGTTCAATCGCTTTTTCGTTTCCTTTGTTTGCTTCTTGCTGCAATTTCTCCAAAGTAGTAAATTTTCTCCCACCATTTACACCAATTTTTCGACATAGAGAAATAAACGTACTGTGTAAAATTTCTTCACCCTTATAAATATACTTTGTTTTCATATCCTTATCGCTTTAAATCGTTAAAAATCAAATGTTTCTCGCAAATTGTTTGCAAGAAAATAAATATCAACGCCTTCAAACACTCTATTATATTTATTTTCATACTTGCACAATGCACTCCATAAAATAGGTGTATTTTCCTCTTCTTTGCAAAAATCGTTTTTATCCGAATATTCGTTTTTGCAAATAATATCCTGTAAAAACGAATAAAACATTTCAACAATTTCATTTCTATCCTTATCAATGACATCACAACGGAAATTTTGGAAGCTGTCAAACCAATCAAAAGATAATCTTTTGCCTTCATAGCTCACTGTTACTATATAGTGATTATGATTTTCCGGGTATTTTTTATCCCATTTGCAAGCCTTCGTATTTGAAAGCAAACATTTAATTTTTATTGCTTTACCTTCAAATAAAATAGAAGTTTCTTTGCTGTCGCCATTATCCGTTATTGCCGGCTGATCATTAAATCTTTCTTCTTCGTTGTTAAATAATTCTTGTTCTTGCTTTGCGCTAATTCTTGTTGCTTTCATGACTTTGTTGTTTAATTAGTTATTATTACTTGTTTTCTTTGATACAAATGTAACACTTTAATGTTACATACCAAAGGTTTTATAGTTAAGAAAGGTTAATTTGATGATTTTTCTTTGTTTTGTTTGTTACTTATATCAAAATTGAGGCGAAGCGAAAGCGCGCCGGCGCGGGCGGAACCTCAATTTTAAAACAAATAGTTATAACCCAATACCAATAAAGAAAACCTTATTTAGAATGAATCTAAATAGCATGATACACAATTATTTGAATATCAACAAATTACACAAATACCTATCAAAATAAAAGAAAAAGAATAGAAAAAGCATGTCGAAAAACCTATAACTAAAAAGTTATAACGAATAGGAAAAAGAGAAAAGAAGGAAATCAAAGGAATTTTCTTTTTGTATGGTTTGTAAACTTTGGTATATCTCTATTAGGTGCATATTTAAAAATTTAGTTTTGAAACTTAGAATTTATAATTTTAGAGGTGTTTTGTGTATGCAATTGTCCGCCTCACCTGCCATCACCCTACACAAAACACCTTCCCTTCATTCCCTCTATTATCCTACCCCTTCCACTATTCAAGCGGTGTTCGGAGTGTTTGCGATTGTGTTTGCTGTCTACTTTTCGCTTCTATTCCTATAGTTGTTGATCACCTTCTATATCTATTTTTATACTCTATACATTGCCTTTCTTTTTTACGGGAGTTATATATCTATTGTTTTTAAAAATGGGTCTATGGTGCTGCAACGCACCATGTACGACCCATTTTTGAGAGCTATACTAATACCAAAATGCACCTATTTTCACCCGTAAAACCTCAAAACTTTTCATTTTTGACACTAAAATAGGCAAATTGACTTATTGTATAATTTTTAATCACTCTAAAAAATCGAGTTTTTGAAATAAAAACAGATAACTTGCTAAAAATCAATATTTTAAATGAATTGAATTTTCGAGTATGCCCTATAGGCAAAAAGAGTTTGATTTATTGTATATTTTACAATCAAAATAGGGATATTTTAAGATGAAACCTTTCAAATTTGACACAAATATCCCTATTTTGATATAATAAGGCGTTATCTACATATACAGGTATCATATATAACTTCATGTGCATTTATACCTTCTTTTGTCCTGGATATATCCTTATATTTAATTTTTCCTATATATATTATATATAATATATATAGGAACTTTTGTTTTTGGTGTAGACACTCTTGTACCCTTTCTTTTCTTCTTATACATGGAGTGTATAGATAGGTGAACACTCCTTCTATATCCTTTTTGCTTCTCCTTTTCCCGTTCCTGTACTCTAATCCTATGGTTTCAAATAATCGTTTTTAAGGCTTTATTTCCTTTTGGGTGGTATTGGTGTATCATTTTGAAAAGAAAGTACCAGAAATAAGCGGAAAAAGCAGGTAATCCGGGGTATTTTGTTTTAGTAGGGTATCTTTAGGGACTGTTTAAGGAATCTCCATATAAAGCCTGCGTGTCTAACATGACAGTGGACAAAATTCCTAATTACATTCCATTTGGCAAAAATTTTACAGACATACTTTTATTTATCTATTTAAATTTCAATCAATTATAAATATTATCAAAAAAAGAAGTATGACAGGGAGGGTATTTATTCTCCTATACAATAGATAACATGTTCAGTTATGCTACCCTCATATATAGAAATTTTGAAAATCTCTTTTATATGAGGCTTCCTTTCTTTTTTCTTTTTAGCTGGTTTTTTTATTGAGAAAGGGGTAGGGTATTTCTTTTCTTTCCTATGGGTTTGACTTTCCTGTTTTTCTTTGTTGGTATGTACGAGAATATGGATTTGGACTTCTATTGGCGATTTTTGGTGGGTTGGTCTATCCTATTTTCTTTCGGAAGGGGAATCCTTGCGGATTCTTCATCCCTTCCGAGGGACAATCGCTTTGCTCAATTCATAAAATCTTCCTATTTTGACAAAATGATATAGAAACAATTGATTTTTCTATCAAAATGAAAGTAGGAAAATCGGGTTTTCAAAACTTTTTTCGATATAAGGGGTTGGACAAAATTGGAAAATTTTAAATTCTTGATTTTCAGACTTATGTGATTTTTGATAGGTCTTACTCACCCTATTTTTCGGCTATTTTTGAATTTTGACTATTTGTAAAGTAAACAAAGACTGTTCCTATTAAAATGATACAAACAAAAGTTCAAAAACAAGCTAAAATGTAATAGTTTATTCTTACAAAATAGGAGGGATTTCCTACTTTCAGACAACAAAAATCACTACAGATAACATCAGAATAGAATAGATTTTGCCTTCCAACAGGGTGATTTCTCCTATTTAACCTTCTGTAACTATTTTCCTACTAAAATGTAACTGTTTACTTTTACTTTTTCAGATTGGTTTTAACAATTGAGGTAAAATGATACAAGAAAACAGTGCTTGGACTTATTGTATATTTTTACAATAAGGTGAAAAAGTGCTGTTTTGGATAGTTTTTGAGTTAAATGATTAAATATCAATGATTTATGAATTTTGAATTTCCGACTTCCCTTATAGACGAAAATGAATTTACTTATTGTATATTTTTGACTCAAAATAGAGTAATTTTAAGGTCTAAAACATGGATTTTTGATTTTAACATTTAGGCAAGAAAGACGAAGGAAGCGTTTATAAGTAACAAACTTTTTGTGAATTTGTCATAATATAATGTGACAAGTTGGTTTTTAAGGCTAAAATGTAGTATTGTATTATGACAAATCGGGCGATTTTCATTTTCATTTTGAAATATATTCTTTCAAGAACTTGTTCACGAGGTACACTTGACCTTTACCGGTTACAAGAGGTGTGCTTACCGTAATCAGATCACCGTTCGGTTTTGTGATCGTTCTTTTCTTGATCTCGAACATTCCTGCTTCTACCCATCTTTGCATTGGTTGGTTGTAGTATTCGCCTTTCACTCCAAGATACCCTCTTTTGCGAAGCCACTTGAATAACCGGTTCTGCCCTACCTCCATTCCATTTTGGCAAATGATCTTGGTAAGCTCGGCAACAAGGCAGGAACGTTTGGATTCGGTTACAGCCATTGCAAAAATCACTTTAGGCAAATCTTCTTCTATTTGGTTCTCCAAGTTTTTGTTTTCTTCTGTGAGTTGCCTTGTCTGTTCTTTTAGAGCCTGTCTTTCTTTTTCTTCTTGAATCCATGTTTCGGCACGCTTGATTGGATTCTCTATTTGATAAGACGGTAAATTGTAGCTTCCGGTTTTTCTAATAGCAGGCAACACTTCGGAAGTTACCCATCTTTTAAAACTCTTTGCAGATTCTAATTTACTACCGAAAATCAAAGAGTAAAGCCCACTTTCGTTTATCAAAGTTGTTTGTTGAGTAAAACCTTGACTGTCAGGGACGCCCTGTTTTAAGTCGTCCTCACTATCAACATGTTGCAAAATTGCGTTTCTGGTGTTAGAATAACCCAAAACAGATGCAACATCTTTTCCCACAAAGTAAGGTTCGCCATTTACTAACATTGTTCTTACTTCTCCAAATTCTTCATTTTTGAAAATCTTTAATTCACTCATAACTTTGTATTTTAATTGTATTTGTAGGCAAAAAGAAAACGGCTTTGCCTTTCCCGGTTGCGAATCACATTAAGAAGCATGGTAAGATTTTCCTTAACGTTGGGAAGGCAAAAGCCGTTTAAATATGAATAGAACGGTTGTTGGTTTCTTGCATTATAAAAGCTTTACCATGTTTGTATTAATGTAATTCGCACCACAAATATAGCAAAGTTTTGCTTGATTTTTAGGCTTTCACCAAAAATATCGGAAACCGTTAATCCAATTTTCCTTCGGTGAGTTTGCATTCTTTGATGATTTTCTCGATCTCATCTCCTTCATAATCGTCTGTTTCACCTACAAGATGCGCTGTTTCTTCGTTGTAAGGAATGCAGTACCTTCTATTTAAACCACCTTCTATAGTGTAAATACACTCTTGATTGCGAGGATTGATATGAGAAAAGAATGCTACAGACCAAGCACTTTCTTTATTATTTCTTACAAGTACCTTGTCGAAAGGTTGGAAATAATAAACATATTTCTTTCTCGGAAGAGAATAATGCCGGTGCTTTTTGTGGTTTTCTTGATTCCAGATATCTATCTCTACTTCTGTAGCAAGACGATCAATAGGAGAGATTCTGCTACCATCTACATTTGTCATGAAAGAGCCATCATCAGATATTATTCCAAATTCATTCAGATGTTCATTGTAGCCTACCATTCCAGCTTCAAAGGGAGATTCTATTGTAGTCGCATAAGGATCAAAACCTTCCCATGTATTCCATATAGTAGGGAACAGTACACATGATCCTTTTTCATATAATCTCCCACATTCGTCCAGTTTTAATGTTAGATTTTTGTCTAAAGGCAAAACTTTCAAAAAGATATTGCCTTCTTTGTCTATTCTGTCCAAAAGGACATCTCCATGCGTGACAGAGTAAAGTTTAGTGTATTGTTTACACTCTTCGAGCAAACCCGCTATGTTTATTAATTTTTCCATGACCTTTATTGTTTGTTGTTGTTCCACTTCGCATTATCCGGTATTATATCTCTAAAACATTCTGGCACATCACCCTGATGCCACCAATCGTTAGATATCACCTTTTCTCCAGAGTTTTTAATGGCTTCCATCATCCTACCGCCAAAACCCATGAATCGTCTTGTCATGTTATTTGTATTAGGAACGAATGGGTTGGCAATGTATGAAACTCCATCTATAATTAGCCAATTGGGATCGTTTTTGTGTTGCTCATACATTCTTATCCAAAATGCACAATGGTAGCAAACACCGTCTCTTTCCATGATTGTACGGATATCACATTTTACAAAATGCTCTGGGTTCATGTCATGGATTTTATTTTGTCCCGACCCATCTTCTTGTCCACACTTAGGGCATATCTTTTTCTTCGTTTCCATATTCATTCTTTTTTTGTTTTTACCTTATTCTTCCCATTCTATTTTTACTGTTTTGTAATATAAACGATTTGACTTTTCACCTGATTCCATTCTATCCTTTGCTTCTTTTTCAGATTCAAAAAGATTAAGTCCTGGGAATAGTCGTTCATCTTTATCTTTGTACAAATTTATCCATGCTTCTCGTTTTACAGCTTTCATGAAAAGGTCACACATACATCCCCTTCCATCGTTACTGAATCTTCCTTTCTTGTTATAAGAAAAGATAGTTTCATCACCAGCCTCTTTTACTAAGGCCACAATAGGATGATGTCCTATTCTATCAAAACACAAGATTCTCGCTTCCTTACCATCTCTTGTGCACACCGGATGTCCGACTTTCGCTTTTTCTAAATCAAATTCCTTCATTTCAAAATTTCATTTTTTCGAGTTTGACAATCTGCTTTTTCAAAGACTCGATTTTCCTAAGTCTCATATCTTCCACCTTTTTCAAGACTTCTTCTTTTGTGTGAACATAATCTCTGTTTGTCCACATAATATTCATCTGATTTTTTGACTTAGCATACTCTCCATAAGTACTTTATTTTATTTCAGTATCTACCTCTATGATACCTTTTGTTAAAGCATACTTGAATACAAAAATTTTCTTTTCCATTTTGATTCTGTTTATTTTAAATGTTTTAATCTTTTAATGGCATCTTTTCTGGAATATGCCATTACTTTTATTCCTTTTATACAAAACTCTTTTTTCTGTTTCTTTTTCTCTGGCCTCCGGTAATTGGGGTTCATTCCGCTACCCGTTTTAAATGGATATGTACTTCCATTTACACCCAATGTGGACATCATTAACATAGCTGTCAGCATTCCTCTTTTCATGACTTGTTTTTATTATTTGTTTTTTACATATCCATTCTTAACACACCACACCAACATTTCATAGGCAGCCTCAATAATATCTTCTTTTTCGAAGATACTAAGAATAGACCGGGTATAGGTATCTTCATAAGAAATACTTACACCATTGACATGTTTCCTAATAGTCAGCACATTATTGTCTATAGAGCCAGGGAGAATGTCTATAATATCTTGCAAAGTGAAAGTGGGAATTACCTCATGAGCAGTAAACCCTACACCCATAAATTCTTTTTGCAGGCTTAAAAACCAATTACCTTTAGAAGAATCGTTTATCCTACTTCCATGTGATCTTCTTACCCAATATATGTTGGATTTGCTTGTATCAACACCCAACTCTTTAAGGCGTTGCATTTGGTCGATTGATAAAACTTGATTTTTCATGATTCAACCCTCCATAAGACCTAACAAGTCGTTTAAATATGCCCATTGTATTGTTTCACTGAAACGATACAGAATACACCCTGGACGGGACGATATAAAAACTTGATCTTCTTGAAGGATACCCATCAGTTTCCCTTTCTCATGAATACAAACAATAAACTCACCAATTTTGGGTTTTACTGTTTTATCATACCATACAGAATCTATAAACCAATCAACACCCTCTCTAAAAGCAACCGCAACACTGCTTAGGCTTATGCCATTATGAAAGTACCCTATTCGTTCTTGCTCTGTCTTTTTAAAGACAGAAGATGCTTTTGTTATATCTTTTCTTTTCATATCTATTCTGCTAATTCAATTATTGCTTGTCTGAATGACATATGTTCTCTTAATTTAGATATTGTTCCATCCTTCTTTGCTTTCATAAGAATAGGAACAACTTCATTTGCCACAATTTCATATCCAGTTACATAAGCAAATTTCTTTTCTTCTGGAACTATTCTTATTCTATTAATACCGAGACCTCGGAGTTCATAAGCGGGAATAGTCAAACAAACTTTACTCCCAATAGGGAATTTTTGATTAGAGACTATGTATTCATTCTCTAATTCTTTCATTTCTTTCTTACAACTATCAATCTTAGATTGAATTTCTTCTTTTCGTGTTTTAAAATATAATTTGTCCATGATGTTCAGTTACTTTAACAATTTTCATCTACTATAACAGCTACGACAATCATTTCAATAGCAAGAACGATCATTCCAACCCAAAATAAAGTTTAAAACCAATTGCAGGTAGCGATATGAATAACAACGCAATCCCGCATCTTCCCAAAAATTTACTCCAGTCTATCATAACTTTTCTTCATATTGTTTGTGATGAACTTTTTCTCTATCCGTATAGTAATCTCTTTCAATCAAATCCATAAGTTCCGACATGCTTTCTGAATTATCGTCAGAGGATTTTCCTTTAAAGAAATACCGCATATATTCTGCAAGTTCTTTTGCAGCTTCATGAAATGCTTTTTCTTTAGTTTTCCATTCATCGGTAGGAACAAAGCCTCTTTCTTTAAAATGAAGCAAATACAAGTCCAGATAATATACAGACAAATCAGCCATATTGAGAGAAAGATTGAGTGTCTTTGCTGCCCAAGAAACAAGTGATTTTTCTAAATTTTGTTCTTGATAATAGAATTTGTCTTTAGATTTCAGATAATCCAGTTCTTCTTGCAGGCGTATTCTTTTTTGATTCAGAAAAGAAATTTTTGCCCAATTCCTTGTACTTCTTGCTTTACTGATTTCTCTTTGAACTTCCCTTAGCTCAATAGAGACTTCTGTTTTTGTTCTATCTTTTGCTTCCATATTTTATTGTTTTTGAGATGATTAGATTATTCTACATCAAAAAGTTGATCCATAGAAGCAAGCTCCTTTTTCAAATCTTCTTCATTATTGAATCTAACTTTTATACTGCCAAAAGAAGTTTTGAATAGGATATAGCACACATTTTCATCAGGACGGGAAACAGGTTTGTATTCTCGGAACATAGTCTTTTTGATATAACTGTTCCCTACCTTTACAAAATCCGGAAATGTTGCTGTCAAACGTTCTTTAACCGGGACTATTTCTTTATTGTCTTTGAAGGGGATAATTTCTTCTTTCCCTCTGATCTTTATAGAAAGATAGGGTGAAGTATTTGCTGTTCCTTCTTGGAATTTAAAACAAGAAACAGCTTGTTTGGGTAGTCTTCTATTTTGTAAGATAAAATAAGCCATTGCGACACAGTTAAAAAATGAGATAAAACCCGGCGGGAGCCAATCTTTACGGGAAGATGATGAACTATCCCGCCGAGGAACTTAAAAAATATATGGAAACGCTGGGTTATCGTTCTTTAGGATCGTCTTTCGTTCCTACCAAATGCTCGTTTCCTTCAAAGGGAATACATTCATCCCACATACCGGAAGAGGTAAAATATTTGCCTTCTTTTGAAGTATGAGAAAACAAACAACAATGCCAAGTATCAAATATCCCTTTCTCAGAATCTTTTGCAAGCACTTTTTGAAAAGGCTGGAATTTTGGTGTTTCCTGAACCTTTACTGCGATATATAAAGGTACTGAAATTACACCACAAACAGAAATAGGTTTCTTTGCAGCATTGAAAACAAAAGGATTGTTGGTTGCAACAGAATTTTTGGTTATATCCAAAGATTTTAATTCATATTTTCCCGGTTCAAACATCCATTCGTAAAATACATAAGGAAGATCGTTTAAATAGATACCTCCTGTATCCTCTACTTTTTCAATAACTAAGCATTTGCCACAAAATTCACTTAATGCCTTTGTGAATGAACAACTATAGCCGGTCACAACTACATTTCCATTTTTGTCTTTGTTATTATTGTACCAATCAAGACTTTTGATCCGTACAATATCGCCTTCTTTAAATTTTGTTTCCATACTTTTTTAGTTTTTATTTTGTTTGTTGCAATTAATAAATCAATCCTTCTTCTCATCTTGGAATAAGTCTTTTGGAGAAACATTAAGAATTTCAGCTATTTCTTTTAACCGGTTCATAGTAGGATTTCCATTCAGACATCTATAAAGAGACTGTCTTGTTACTCCCAATTTTTCTGACATCTGGGTTACAGAAATACCTTTTTCTTGCATAATCTCTTTGATTTTCAATCCATTTTTCTGCATTAAACTTAAAATTGTTTTCTCTATTCTGTCGCAAATGTAACACTTTAATGTTACATGACAAAATAAAATGTTACATTTTTATCGAAATTCAATCAAAAATTTTTAGTGTCAAAATTACACCAATCAAAATGACTGCGATAGGAACAATGATTATCTCGTTGTCGGACACGCATACCTTTGCTAAACCATCTACTACAAGGTATATCATTATCGATTTGACTGCCCTGCTTTCTATTTTCCTATCTTTTCTCATGTTGGTGCAAAGATATATGTAACAGTATAATATTACAACACTATTAACATTTGTTAAAGTATTTGCTTTTGAATAGGAGAGGACTTACTTTTGAAAACAAAAAGTATAGCTATGGCAACATATCAAGAAAGACTGGAAGCAGCTAAGGTAAAACTGCAAAAGATTTACCCAGATGCAACAATAGAACAGACTATTGATGATAATGGAAACGCTATCTGGAGAACGAACATACCGGGAGTGAAAATCATCGAAAGCATGAATGTAAATGCTTTGGAAATCGTAGTGGAAAATCTTCGACAGGCTTACAGGGCTAAGCTGGGGGTGAAAAAGAATTGACAATTGAATGATTTAATACTTTATCATTGGCGATAAACAGTAATCGGAAGGGATGCTTGTGAAAGTGTCCCTTTTATTTTATCTTTGAGGCAGTTATATAACTCAAAATATATTTTATCATGAGTAAGATTTTATTGACATTGGCAATTTTGTTCTCCTGCATCACTTGTATTTTTGCACAAGGAGAATTACCGGAAGAAACAGTTGACTATGCAGCAAACTTTGCAACTTTCGCAGGTGTGGTAGGTGTTACAACTGTTGTAACAGAGTTCATTAAGAAACTTTTCAAGACAGAGCCGTCAGAATGGGTTCAGCGGATTATTTCTTGGGTAATCGGTATCGGACTTGGTATGTTCGCTTGGGGATTCCATTTAGGTATGTTTGAAGGATTGGATTGGTGGCAAGCATTATTATGGGGATTTGGAGCCGGATTAGCCAGTAACGGATTTTGGGACACTGGACTTATTGAATGGTTGTTTGGGTTATTCACTAAAAAGAAATCGGCGTAATCTTCTTCATACTTTGTGTTTTGGGCGCGGTGGGCAAGAACTTCCGCGCCATTTTTATAAATCACCTACATTGAATATATACAGCTTATGACAATCGAAGAAAAATATTCAAAGCTAAAAGACATCTTCTTTAAAGACTTTATTGTCGCTACAGAAGAAACTACTTGCAGAGGAACGAATATCCCTGCCAGCAAAAGAGTGAAAAGTCCGAACACAGGACTAAAAATCCTATATTGGGGTGATGGAACTATCAACATGGCGGAATACCTTCACTACCTTTTGATGGAATCGTTACTGGGAGACAAGACTTGCAACAACAAAATACTCTGGTGCTTGAAATCCCTCCAGAGGTTGTCAACGAGTGCCTACGAGGATGAAAAGATGAAGAATCCAAAAGTGTATTTTGTACGCGAAAAAGGGTTTTTCCTTCGAGACGATATTTCATCCTCTTCCTGTGGTCTTTTTGATGCCATAAAAATAGAAAGCGGTTATTCCAATGGGATTGAACTTGAAAACGAAGATCCATGCTTTTCCCCTTTCGTATCACAAGATCAGATTTGGAACTTGTTGCCCTCTCTTTCTCTTTTAATAGACGTTTTTAAAGGACAAGAAATAGGAAATCTGGCAAAAGAAATACTGCATGATATTCTTTCCTATGTTTCCGATCATGGACACACCATTTACAATCCCTATTTCAGTGCGCTAAAGCATTTTTGGACTTACCTTCCATCCATGAATACAGAAAAGCTGAAACCTTGGGACAGAGTAGAGGATAGGAACAATCATTTGAAATACACTGTAAAGGTAAAAAGAGGTGCGAACAATTGGTATTTTGCTTACGGATTCAGAAAAACCCTCAAAAAGTTTGTACCGGAAGCGAAATTGAACGGATTTATGACCTTTTTGTACGGTGTCTGGTACATTCCTTTCATTTTCCTTGCTGATAGGGTGTATTTCCCTATCGTGACACGGTTTGGAGTAAAAAGAAAGGACAATTCCTATTACTGTATGTCATCTTCGGGTGATGTTTGGTATGCCGGTAGGAAAAATTATCTCAAAAGAGTGTGCAAAAAGTTTAATGAAGATAAAGAATATGCTTTTCCTGCACTTGCAGAGTGTCTAAAACAGGAAAAATGGCAATATATTGACATAAAAGCATTGGAAAAATGGCTGAATGACTATGAATTTGACGAAAATTCGTTGGAATCACCCGTCAAATTCCTAACTTTGTCATGTTACTTGAAGTTGATCCAATCGCTTGCTTAGACAATCAATTCTTTCATGTTTTCTCCCGTTCTTCTTTATTGAGGGACGGGAGTTTTTGTTTCCATTAACGAGAGTGTAACACTAAAATGTTACATTTTAAAGTAATTTAACTCCATAGACTGCATTTTGTACAAAAACGATATTACTTTTGCAGCACAATCAAGTAACAACAATAAAAATAACAATCATGAAACCTTTCAATTTAGAAGAAGCAAAAGTAGGCAAACCCGTCTGCACAAGAAATGGTAGGAGAGTGGAAATCATTTCTTTTGAAAATCCGAGCAACAACAACTATCCTATTTTGGCAAAAGTATTTTTCGGTAAAGATGATTATGAAGAATTTACCTTTACAGAAAGTGGAACGTTTTTCGTTGCTGGTAAAGAATCTGAAGCAGATTTAATGATGACAGAAGATGAAACGGAAATAGAAATCCCTTCACTCTGGACACAATCTTGTACAGAAGAAAACACAAAGATCAATTATACAATCAAAAACTAATAGAAGATATGGAAGTAAAGATGACGGAAAGACAAGCGTTGCTTTATGAAGCGAGAAAGAAAAAGCCATTCAGGGCTTTTATCATGACCTGTATGTGGGGTGGATTTGGGCTTTATTATACCGGTAAACCTATTATCGCATCCATCCTGACCATTTGTACCCTGTATAATATTTTAGGTGCTATAATCGCCTTATTTAAGGTCGATTTGGTGAACTGCGTTGAACGCCTACTTTGGTTTACCGGATTTTGGATTTTCTCAATCCTGATAGCGGTTCCTTTGGCAAAGGATACAAACAATAACATCAAACGTGAAATTCTTAAAACAACAAAATAGTATGAAAAGAGTAATTTTTATCAGTGTATTATTTACACTTATTTCGACGTGTGGATGCAAGCAGGAAGCCTCTAAAGAATCAGAAATTACCAAAGAGCAAGAAACCTCCAAAGAATTGAACATCTATCAAATTATGGATATTCAATTTAAAATATTGGATGCTTCTTCTAAAGATTTTTTGGTTGAAGAAGCTGATAAACTCATTCCAAAAGAAGCCTACAGCGAAAAGGTTGCTATAGAGACTGGAGGAAAAGCTATAAAATATAGCCTCAATACAGGTTATAAATTAAGTGTAAACGAGGTTTTTGATGAAAAATCAGGGATAGTTCCTTATACAAGTCTCGAAGCAAAGTTCGATATTTATGATATGGAAGATACAAAAACCTTTATAGATGGGATTCTGGATTATCTGAAAGAAAAGAAAAAGTTAAAGAAAGAAGGGATATCCGAGGTTGTAGATAAACCAGATTACAAACTTATTGCCCTTATTTGGGACGGTGGATTCAGTTCAATTGAAATGAAACAAAACGGAGCAATTGGATTTAACATTATCTTTATCAACTATTACGACATGAACAAACAGAAAAAGAAATAGGAATATGGAAAGAAAAGTGAAATACTTTATAAGCAAAAGAAGAAGGCTTTTGTATTTATATTACGAATGGGATGGAGATGTGATGAAAGCGTTCTTGTCGAACTTCTTTCTGCGAGGTATGGATGTGGAAGTCATTCCCAAAGAACAAAACAGATCAAATGAAGATTTATTGATGGTAGGGTTTGCTCCAGGAAAGAGATTCCTATTAAGAATAGGTGATGGTATTCTACGTGATCCTAATTGGAGAGCTGCCAGACGAATGAAAAGAGAATATGGCAGGGATCAAAATCCTTTTCCCGGTCTTGTGGAAGTAACAGACGAAGAAAAGATACGATACATAGAAGAACAAAAAGAAAAAGGAATTATCAAATTCGACAAATCATTTGTAGAATCTTTACTACCTTTGGACAAAAGAGTGGAAAACGAAAATGTTCAGGACAAAAACAAGTAAAAGATTTCAAACTGACGGGTAGGAACTATTGTGAAATACCTTCCTACCCAAATTTTCAAAAGCTGACATAGTGTGTTAAAATCATAATCTATACCAAAGCCTCAACAAAGTTTCTTCAATTCTTATTTTACTATTCGATGGATGGGTAGCGGTCAAATTGATTTGCTACCCATTTTCGTTTTATCGCCATATATTCTTTTTGCTTTCATAATACCTACCTAATACATATACTTTCTTTTAATGGAATCATTGTTTCTATTCCGTCACTACGTTCCGGTGACCCACCCAATCCCCCTACCCCTTTCGACCTCCCAAAGGGGCTCAATGTTGGGGAAACAAGACCCTTCATTCTGTTATTTTGAATTTGTAAACTTCATTCAAAAAACATCATTTGGGTACTGGAAAATTCCCATTTTCCATTTTTCCCAACATTCTGTAGTAATTGCATATATTATATAGAAAACATAAAGTTTTCAAATAATTTACACCCGGAAACCAACTCCGGCAATAGGAATTGCCTCTCATTGGTTTCCTTTGGTGGAAAGTCCATCACCATTCCCATTAGTAGGAAGAGATCTCTATTAAGAAAAGAGAGTATAGAGAAAGAACGAAAGGAATATGATAGATGATACTCCTACTAAGAAAAAGAAAAGAAATAAAAACGCGAACGAGTACACGCGTAAGGAAAATTGAAAGCAAAGTAAAGGGATGGAGGGTGGGGAGGAAACCCTTCGGGCGCGCGTGAGCGAAGCGAGGCGTGCGAACGGGCGATTTTTCAGTTTGATCTAAAATTTTTCTCGTTTTTTTTGGAATTATCTAATTTTGTTGTATCTTTGCAGTGCATAGAAATATTATCGTTTTGGTGTACCGCACCTCCAAAACATTAAAGCACGTTTTTTTAACGTGCTTTTTTTGTGTCTTTAATTTTATTTGTTATTTTTGTGCGTCATACGGAACATAATGTTCTATTTCGAAAGTTTAATTTCAAAATAATATTTCTATGCGGATAGACATGTCCTCATATCAATTGCGGTCAGATTTAGAAAGAGCCGCTTTTGAAAAAAGAAAAACATTTTATATAGCTTCTTTAAAAAAGAAAGGCTATGACAATGACAGCATTAACGCTAAAGTAAAAACTTTCCGTAGCGAAGAAAATCATCACAATTTGGAAAAATTGCGTTTCTCTTCAAAGGAAGCCCTTCTAAATTTTGCTCGTGAAGCATTAGGGAATGTTTCCAGAAAAACCGCTGTGAGACTTTTAAAAGAGAAGCTGGCTTTTATAGAGATTGTTTCTGTAAAGGAAGATGGCGTAAAATTATGGTTTTTTGAAGTAGTTAATCGATCTCATTATCGCAAAATGGGTAACCTTGCGCCGCGTCTTCTTGCTCCTATTAAATCTTTTGAGCTTACTCAAAATTTAGCAGATAGCGATCTGAGACTTGGATTTAATGAGCGTGTTTTGCTTACTTATTTGGAAAACGAAAGGGTAATCATGGACTTTGTTTGGGAACAGGCTTATACAAAAGATCCTTCTATCAAATGGAAGTCTTGCTTATATCTTTCTCAGGCAACAATAGCTTATGATTTAAGCTGGACTGTTGATCAGGTTCGTTATAGCTTAAAAAAACTCACCTATTATTTTGGGGAAGACTTTTTTAGAGCACCAACTAAAGAAGAAAAACTTACAAGAAAAGACCCAAGAAGTTGGAATTTTCAGATAAATATTCCTCCTTTTAGAGAGTGGGATACTATTATTTCAAGAAAGGTTCGTTTGCTTTCACATAATGCCGGACGTTCTGTGTTAAGAAAAGAATATACTGATGAAGATTGTAAGGCACTACGTAAAATGTCCCGTAAAAAGAAAAAGAATAAGGTTTACAAGGAAAGTTCTTCAAATGAGGGTAACAAGGAATATGATAGGGTAATCTTTTTGGGGAAATACATAAAGAAAGAACGCCTTTATCTTACGAAATTTGCAAAAGGAAAGAAAAGGCGAAAAACTATGATAAAATGGCTTCATGATCTTATTTTTGGGAAATCTAAAATAAAGAAGAAATTTGTTCCTTCCCCCAAGGCTTCTGAATATTGGAAAAAGAAACGTGCCGCAGATAAAGAAAAATCTGATGCAAGGAAAGAGGAATCGCGAAAGAAGTGGGCTTTTTATGGAATAGAATCTTGCGAAAAGTCTCCTATAGGTCTTTCTTGTGCTGTTAAGTATGGTAACTATCAAAGAAATATTTTAAAGAAATCTAAAGCATTGGAGGTAGCTTGATCATGGAAAAGGTTTTAATTGAAATTGATGGAACTATCCATACTTTTGAAAGCATTAAAGAAGCTGCAAAGCATAAACTTGAATTTTGCGAACGAATGGAATCGCTTTTAGGCGATAACTCAAACGAAAGATTTTATATTGATAATTTGATTAAGTATCAACTTTCAAATGATCCTAATGATTTTTATGAGAAACATATGAAAGGAAATGCTGTCGAGGATATAGAAGAGCTTTTGATAGATTTATGTACAGTGGGGATCGACATAGACGAATATTTTGTTTGCGCGAAGCAAGATAAGAAAAAGCGTGGATTTTGTGGAGTAGCAAATTACAAAAATCTTTGTGAGATGCTTGAAGAAGATGAGGACGATTTTTCAGACGAAAATGATATCAACGAAGATATGTTGGATGAACTTCTATTTAGCGATAGTTTATATTTCTGTTCTTCTACTAAAAAAGGATGCAACAAAAAGAACATAGCTAAACGGAGAAAGAAAAACAAGAATAAGAAAACACACAGAAAATAATGAAAAAGAAAACATTATCCATCAAAGACAGAAAGAACTTAACAGAAGATGAAAAGAAAGACGTACTGTCTTTTTATGGAGTTACAAATGATCAAAAAGAAGCTGTTCTTGACAGCTATCAACATGATTCAGAAAGATATTTTACCACTATTCGGCAGATGACAAAAGAGGAACAGGAGGTGTCTCTATTGATTGCTGCTGCATGTGGCATTGACATTAACAACTTTTAACTGTAAAAATTTCAATTATTGCATACAATAGTTGTATATTTGCAGTCGAGATGAGATAGCTAAAAAGTTGAAGATTGGGAGTGATTCGCGGTAACTTCCCTTCTTTTCTTGAAGGCTATGTGAGGTTGATGGGGAACGACCTTAATGTTTCCCAAAATTAAGGAGTTAAATTTCCCCTATAAGAATCGTTCCTAAAAAATAAGTCCCGAGGTAGGGCAAATGGCGGCTTATAGGATGGTTTACTCCTTTTTTGTTTTTAAATATTCTATTTAAATTTGCACCATGTATTTAGTAGAACAACATATTATTTCTGTAAATGATAAGAGATACAAAGATTTAGATCGAATTTGTTTCTTGTCTAAGAACTTGTATAATGCTGCTTTATATACAATAAAACAAGAGTTCCTTCGTACGGGTAAATGGATAAGATACACTTCTCTTGATAGAAAATTAAAAGATGAAGATAATTTTGATTATAGAGCTATAAGTGCGGCTTCATCTCAACAAATTCTTATGTCTTTAGACAAAAGTCTAAAATCTTATTTTTCTGCTATCAAGTCTTGGAAACGGGATAACAAAAAGTTTACCGGTTGCCCTAAGTTTCCAAAATACAAACATAAAACAAAAGGTAGAAATGTATTTTCTTATTCTTATGCGCAGTTTAAGCACAAAGGAAACTTCATTTTCTTTCCAAAGAAAGAAGGATTGTCACCTTTGAAAACGAATTGCAAAGAAGGTTCTGTAAAACAAGTTCGATTTATTCCTAAAGCAGATTGTTATTCTATAGAAGTTGTTTATGAATCTTCTGTAAAAGAACAGCTTCCCGATAACAATAGGATCATGTCTATTGATTTGGGTGTAAATAATTTAGCTTCTATTGTAACTAATACAAACAATAAACCTGTTTTGATTGATGGAAGGAAATTAAAATCCATCAATCAGTATTACAACAAGAAAAGATCGAAAATTCAACAACAATTAAAAAAAGTAAATGGAAAAGAAAATTCAAGACGGTTAATGTCTCTTACAAGAAAGAGAAACAACAAAGTAAAGGATTATCTTCACAAGGCAAGTAAAGAAATAATCAATACTTGTTTGGAAGATAATATAACAACATTGATAGTTGGACATAATGATGGATGGAAACAAGAATCCAATCTTGGCAAAAGAAACAATCAAAATTTTGTAAGTATTCCATTTGAAACGTTTATATCAATGCTAAGATATAAATCAGAAAGACAAGGACTAAGATTTGTTGAAGTAAACGAATCTCACACGTCAAAATGCAGTTCTTTTGATTTAGAATCTGTGGAACACCATGATACTTACGTTGGTAAAAGAGTAAAGAGAGGGCTTTTTAGAACAAAAGATGGAATCTTACTTAATGCTGATGTCAACGGAAGTTATAACATCATGAGAAAAGTAAAAGGGGATGCAGTAATGCCACCCTATACAGGGTTTGGGTATAACCCAGTTAAGAAATTTATTAACTAATAAATACTTAGGATGTCGTGAGATGAATGGTTTTTCGTGAGAAAGGCTTCTTTTGAAGTAACATTGCTCTTCGCGCATAGGAACAATCAAAAATTCAGTTTAATTTCTTCCTACTTTTAAAGGCTCTGCCGTTACCTTTGATCCCTGTGCGGAGGGAGATCGGCACTTGTAAGCGATATGAGTACGGTTGCCGCACCAACATAGAAAGTATCGCTTACAAGTTTTTCTTTATAAAGTGTTCTTTTATAGGAAAAAAGTTATACTTTTGTATATGTTGAATTATAAATAGGTGATTAGTATAACTTTGCACCAGTTTATGTTAATCATCAATTTTATTAACGATACCGGTGGTGCACCGGGAATTTAAGCATGTGGAGAGACCTCTTTAGAAATTATTACGGGTTGATGGTTTCAGCAATGTCCCTATGAAGCGTGAAAATATACTTTTGGTGCAAAGAAGTGTATAAGCACCCAATTACGTCCATGAGTGTACAAGAATTTCCTATAAATGAATTTTTAAGCCTTGCAGAAAAGAACAACTGGGAGGTTTATTCGTTGGAACAGGTGAAAAACTTTGCTTCTGACGTTGTAAAAAGTATTGATCCAATTGAACAGGAACATGGAGCTATTGATTTTGTGTCCCTGAATCGTGTTGTTGTGGTTGACGAAAACTTCAACAAATCTGTTGTATATTATAGAGAACCGCAGATTGAGTGGAAGGATGTCGACCAAGAAACAATCGAAAAAGCCGGAGCAACCGGACTTTCTGTAAAAAACAAAATAGGTTTCTATAAAGATACTCCTGCAAACAGAAGAAAAGGAATTGTGGGTATGCCTTATAAAAAAGATTCTGACTACAAGAAAAAGAAGGAGGAATCAGAATCCGATAAAAAAGACTGATTAGAGGATTGATGATGGAGAGCAGAAGATTATATCATTTTAAATCCTATTTAGGTAGCTTTTGCTATCCTATACTGATCGCTTTACCTTTGTCTCCTATTGTGGACTGGATAGAAAAATATATATTCAAAGATTGGGAGTTTTTGAAATTCCTTGTTGTCCTTATTATTGTGGACACTCTTATTAGTTGGGTATTCCATTTGAAGCAAAAAGACTTTTCATCGAAAGGTTTTGGAATGATCCTGACTAAAATTTTTGTATATGGGTGTTTGCTTATTGTAGCTCATGTTTTGGGGGAATATACTATAGATGGGCATACAACCACAACTTTCACATGGTTTCGGTCTCTCATGAGTACGGCGTTGATAGTAAGGGAATCCATCTCTATAGTGGAAAATTCAGGTAAGATAAACCCTAACCTTGTTCCTGTGTGGGTGAGAAAATATTTAAGGGAATTTGACGAAAATGGATTTTTAAGAAAGCCCGGAGAAAAAATGGGTGATTCCGAAAAAGATACAATCTAAATTTTTATACAAATGAGACTATATAGATTTACTGATACAGATAAGAAGATTGACGTAGTTGTCGTTACGGACGGTTCTTGTGAACAGAAAAGAGTGCTTATCACGGAATCACCTCGTGGTGTTGTAACTCCCGGTTCTGTTAACGCTACGGAAGATGAAAAGAAGGGAAGTGATGCTTTTCTTGCTTTGGGTTGGAGCTGGAATGTGGGTGAAACTGTTCAGCACGAAGAATTGGTTGCGTTTGCGGAAGATCATGCACTTACCTTGTCGATTGAACCGCAGGGACTGAATGAAATTGTTTCCGTAAAGGCTTCTTGGAACAGTAGCAACGTTTGTGTTTTGGAAATTGCTACGACTGTTCCAGCGGAGAAAGAAGTGGAAATTTATTTTCCCAATACAGTAACATTAAAGGATTCAGTAGGACGTTACGGAACAATCTGGGGAGACAAGAAAACTCTTGTTTCGAAAGTAAACGGTCGTACACCTATGGAATTTTCCTTAGCTGATCTTGGCTTGGCTAAAAAAGAAGATTTGAATCTTGTTATCATGTCTGACGATGGCGTTCAGAAGTTCGAAGTGGTAGCTCATTAATTTTTAGAAGCTATGTTAAGACTTCTTTTTACGACAAAGGATTTAAGCAAGCAAATGACTGTCATAACTGATGGAATTGACAATCAGATGAATGTCTTTGTAACAGAAAATACGGTAGGTGACGTTGAATATTACAAGTCTCTTGGTATTGTGATTGATGCTGGCGTTACTTACAATATCGGTAAGTTCAAAGAATGGTGTCTTGCTAATGGATTGGGTCTTATCGGTTATCCTGAAGGGCTGGAAGAAGAAAAGATCAATTATGTAAACGTTCTTGATAGAACGGAATATACGTTTACATTGCAGACAAAATCTCTTTCTTTCGTTAATACGGGTGAAAGCAAGAATTTTGTTGTTACTTCCAGTAAGCAGGAATATCGGGACGGTGCGCCTTACGGAAAGCCTATAGCCGTTGCTATTCAGATTAAAATTTCCGGTACAGGTTTTTCGGGTAATGCGGGAATAAGTCAAATTTCTGCTACAGAGAATCCTACTGACAAACAAAGAACTGGTACAGCTACAATCATTCAGAATGAGAGTGGGAAAACAGCAACCATTTCTTTAAGTCAAGCTGCATCCGTTATCACTTATGAAAATACGATCACAGCCAATAAGACAACTCTTACTTTTGCTGCAACGGCAGGCGATCAAGTAGTCACAATTACTTCTACCAGACAAAAGAAGCTGAACGGTAAGAACAGTGGTTCTCCAACTACCGTAAATACTACAGGAAAGGTAACTGGTACGGGGTTCTCTTTGAAAACCCAATCGGGAGCAAACTATACGGTTTCTGCTACTGAAAATACAAATGAGACTACCGGAAGAACAGGAACTCTTGTTGTGACACAAGAAGGGTCGGGAGCAAAATCAATCACGATTAATTTAAGTCAACCGAAAGCAACCGTCGCTTATACTTATAATTTGACTTCAAACCCTTCAAGAGTGGAATTTGTTGCTACAGGTGAAACAAAAACTCTTTCTATTTCTTCCACAAAACAAAAGACGGTAAATGGAAAGAATAGTGGTAGTCCTGTGGCTGTGAATTATACTACGACAGTTTCCGGTACAGGTTTTTCGGGTAATGCGGGAATAAGTCAAATTTCTGCTACAGAGAATCCTACTGACAAACAAAGAACTGGTACAGCTACAATCATTCAGAATGAGAGTGGGAAAACAGCAACCATTTCTTTAAGTCAAGCTGCATCCGTTATCACTTATGAAAATACGATCACAGCCAATAAGACAACTCTTACTTTTGCTGCAACGGCAGGCGATCAAGTAGTCACAATTACTTCTACCAGACAAAAGAAGCTGAACGGTAAGAACAGTGGTTCTCCAACTACCGTAAATACTACAGGAAAGGTAACTGGTACGGGGTTCTCTTTGAAAACCCAATCGGGAGCAAACTATACGGTTTCTGCTACTGAAAATACAAATGAGACTACCGGAAGAACAGGAACTCTTGTTGTGACACAAGAAGGGTCGGGAGCAAAATCAATCACGATTAATTTAAGTCAACCGAAAGCAACCGTCGCTTATACTTATAATTTGACTTCAAACCCTTCAAGAGTGGAATTTGTTGCTACAGGTGAAACAAAAACTCTTTCTATTTCTTCCACAAAACAAAAGACGGTAAATGGAAAGAATAGTGGTAGTCCTGTGGCTGTGAATTATACTACGACAGTTTCCGGTACAGGTTTTTCGAAAGGAACAACGGAATATTCCGTTGTAGCAGCGGTCAATACTGGTACAGTAAGAGAAGGGTCAGCAGTTGTAAAACAATCGGAAGGAACAAAGCAAATAACAATTACGCTATCACAGGCAGCAGGCACTTCCGCTTAATTTTTATTGACGTGAGTAGGAAAAGAGACAAAAATAAAAATCAAGGAAAGTCAGACCTGTTAAAGGGTCTGACCAGCCTTTCTTTGGAAGATATTGTAGGATTGCAAAAAACTCTTCCTACTGTACTTCAATCCAAATTACAACAGATGTCCCGGTCTGATAACTTGGGGGATTTGGTGAAAGCCAACCTTTATATGGGGAACATCAATCAAAGACAGGATGATGTAAAGGCTGTATTTTTCAATCCAGATGAAGCGAGTGATACGGGCAGGGGTTATAAAGACCCTAACTTTTACGGTTCTATGCCCTTTGAGGTGCTTCGGAGAATGGGAGACATCTTTGTCGTTCGGGCCGTTGTCAACACTCGTGTTGAGCAGGTTCAGAATTTTCTTCATTTCAGCACTGATGAGCAGAAAGAGGGGTACACTATCAGAAGAAAACGGAATCCTTTTGAAAAGGTAAGTGCGGAGCGTTCAAGGGAAGACCAGATAAAAATCAATTATATCAGAAAGTTTTTGGAAGAAGGCGGTTTTCATGACAAGTGGGAATCGTTTGACACATTTCAAGACTTTGGGAGAAAGGTTGTGTTTGATAGCCTTACTCTTGATCAACTTGCTTTTGAAATAGTAAGGGACAGATCATGGAATCTGGCTCGTTATCGTGCTGTAGATGCTTCTTTGGTACGTTTTCTTGACAGTATCGATCCGAAGTTCCATGAAGAATTTGAACAGTACCGATTCAAAGGATACTTACCGAAATATTGTATGTGCTGGCAAGGTCAGATCATGCAGCATCCCGTTACGCATGAAAGCGTTATTTTTTATCCTTGGGAGCTTGGTATCGGTATCCGAAACAAATCGACCAACATCTATAAAAACGGGTATGGAACATCTGAACTGGAAACATTGTCCAGCGTTATGACATGGATTTTGTGGGGATTTGAATATAATGGTTCATATTTTTCTAAGGGGTCTAACCCTAAAGGAATTATCAATGTTAAGAATCCAAACATATCACAGGCTTCTTTGAGCGAATTTAGGCAGGCATGGCAACAGACAATGGTGGGGGTTCAAAATTCACATAGAACGCCGATTATAAACGGTTTAGACCTTCAATGGGTTGATCTGTCTAAAAACACCAACCGGGATATGGAGTTTAGCGAGTGGGTAAAATTCCTACTTGTTATGACTTGTGCGGTTTATCGTATTGATCCGTCAGAGCTTGGCTTCCAATTCAAAGATCAAACAAATATCTTTGGACAAGCTGGACAAAAGGAACGTTTGCAGCATTCAAAAGATAAAGGCTTGAAACCTATTCTTGTGTTCTTACAAGAAGTAATTAATTACTATCTTGTATCAGAACTGGACGAAGATTTTGAATTTGTCTTTACGGGTGTGGATGCGGAAGATGAAGGAAGGCAGGTTGAGATTGATGCTAAGAAAATTCAAAACGGTATGGTTTGTCTGGAAGATATTTTTGAAAAATACTCTGGACGTAAATTCAATCCCGAAACGGATACTATCCTGAATCAATCTTACCAGCTTCAAAAGCAAATGCAATTACAACAAGCTATGTATGGTGGAGAAGCGATGAATGAAGAAGTGGATCGTCAGATAGCTTCGGAAGAAAAGGAAGATACACAAAAATCATTCAGTTCAAATCCTATCATGGATGCTGCTATGTCTTACATTGAGAAGAACTGGGGGGAATCGTGAACGTTCGATATGTAAAGAACATAAAAGTCGAGAAAATGCCGTTGGTGTCAAATATACATCATCATGTTGACCCTATGCGCTATCCTAAAGTACAAGAAGGTTATGAAGGGATGGCGCAGGTCATTTTCTCGACACAGATAAACAATATGTTAATGGATTTGACTAAGAAAATGGTCAGTCAAAAATCGAAGTAGTCTATGCTATTCACACCGGAAGAAATACAGCAGTTGTTTTTCATTGTCGATTATCGTATTGCACGAGTGATCGTCGATGTATTGGGAAAAGATTATCTCTCCCCAGACGACATAGATGTACTTAAAAGGTTCGATTTTGACTTAAAGACAGAAATCCTTAAAATACCACCTTATTGGCAAGCATTCATATTTGGACGGTTAGCAGCCATACTTTCTCCTGCGCAGCTTTCTTCGCTTGATTTTAACGACTTAAAACAATATGTTGAAAAGGAACAATACCCGGCATTGACAACAAGGGAAAAGGCAGAATACAATGCGTCGGCTATGCGTTCTTATTCCTATATAAAGGGAATGGGAAATAAAATAAAGGATTCTCTTTCTTCTACTATATCGGAAGAAGAAATGAAAATAGCTGTTGCGGAACGAGAAATGGAAGTTGAAACAGCTATTAAAGAAGAACTTTCAGAAGGGGTTATAAAAAGGAAATCTGTTCAGTCTATAGTAAGTGCACTTGGACATAGATTGGATGAATGGAATCGTGACTGGGGACGTATAGTCGCCACCGAAATGGAGAACATTTTTCAGATAGGTACGGCTCAAATGATAATGAAAGAACATGGCATCCATGCTAAGGTGTATAAGCAAACAATGCCACAAGCCTGCCGGTATTGCTTAAATGCCTACACTACAAATGGCTATGGCTCTAAGCCCGTTATTTTTGATTTGTCCGAATTGATTGCCAACGGTACTAACATAGGTAAAAAGTCAAAAGACTGGAAGCCTGTTTTAACAAATATTCACCCTTTTTGCAGGTGTATGTTAAGACATGTTCCAGATGGATATGAATGGGATGACAAAACACAGTCATTTGAACCTAAAAAAGTAGATGAAAGTAAGCGGGTTCAGAGAAAATCAAAGGTAAAAATAACTGTAGGTACAAAATATTTCGAAGTGTAATGAAACAAAGAACGATTTTTAATTCCGGTTTTATCAGTATTCTTACTATAGATGGTTCAAAATGGATAAAGGACATCCAAGTAGGAAATGTGATAAAAACCGTTTCCGGTTACAGAAGGGTGACAAAGGTTATCCAGTCTGAACTGTCTTCTGTTCCTCGTATTTTTGATATATGCTACGTTACGGAAGATGAAACTCTTGAAAAGGGATACCGTGAAGATGCTTTACATAGAGTGGTAGACGGCTCTTACGTTTTGTGCCATAATAAAACAAAAAGAGTGGATAAGATAAAGCCGGGCGATGTTCTTATGCTTAAAAATGGATGTAAGGGCAAAGTAACCAACATTATACAGATACCTATTGCAAATGTTTCGCAATATTTCTATACCTTTGAACTTGACAAGCCGGACTTCTATTTTGCAGATAATGTCTGTGTACCGGATGCGACAATTTGATAAATAAAATTTTAAATTTTAATGACGTGGGTTTAAATTTGAAAGCGTTGCTCGGATTGCAGACGCAAAATGAAAAAATAGCTGAATATAAAAGACTTCTTAAAAAAGGAAAAGAGATAAGCCAAGAGATAAGTTCACTTGGTGAAATTTATTCTATTCAGAAGTCGCAGTATGATGAACTGAAAGGGAGTGAAGATGCTGATGCAGTTGCAAAGGCAGAAAGTTGTTTTAATGAGTTTTTGAAGCAACAGTCTAAAGATTTAATGGACGTATATAAAAGAAGAAGCTCTATCCAGAAATCCATTGCAAAGTTGGAAAATGACGAAGAATTTGCTGAAATGGCAAAAGACATTCGCCAGCTTGAAAACTGTCGTGAGTTATGGAGACAGGGTTTGATCAAGAAATCTGTTTACTTCGATTTATTTAAGGCGAAACAAGGTAAAGTTCAGTTTGCGGACGTGCTTGTTTTTAGAGGTGACAAACTTCTTATTTTGAATCGTGTGGGAGAAAAGGGTGCGGTTTCAAACGATTGGTGCATTCCAGGCGGACATGTTGATCCGGGAGAAACTTTTTTGCAAGCTGCAAAAAGAGAACTGTTTGAGGAAACAGGTATTGACATGTCGGAAGAACTTTTGATGCCGGTTGGCAAATACATCCCAAAGAGAAAGGGCATTGAAATTCATTATTTCATGTGCTACATTGACCCTGACGCGCCAGCAAACATTCTTGTGGACGGAGAAGAAGAAACAGGTAGTGAATGGATCAATCCTCACACTGAACTTGACCAATATAATTTCATTTTTGATATGAAAGATAATATCAAGCGTATTCTTGGTATCGAAGTGCCGGATGAATTTCAATTGGTGATGAAATCTTTCAAAGAGGGTAAAATTTCAAAGGACATATTCACCTCCTATTGTGAAAAGAATCCTGAAAAACTTGAAAAGTCGGCAAACAAAACTTCTTTTACGCATGAAGAAAGAAAGGATTTGGCAAAGAAAGGTGAAGCAATGCCCAATGGCAAATATCCTATTCGCAATCGGCAGGATTTGAAAGATGCTATTCGTTTGTCCGGTAGTTCTTCTATGTCGAAAGAAGAAGTAAAGAAATGGATCAAGAAACGGGCAAAGGAGCTTAATCTGGAAGACGAATTGCCGGAAGACTGGAAAGTAGAAAAAACTATGGATACAGCAGACGCACATGTATTGCAGCGTGAATCTTTGGATGGTGAAACCAAAAATATTGTTCGTACAGAGGATGGTGTAGGCGAAGGTATTGAAAAGGCTATTACTTTCAAGAGAACTATCTATGAAGAAAAAGAAGTCGAAGTGGTAGAAGAGCCGAACAAATACACTTACGGTGAGTTTCATATGAATTTCTCTGATAATGATGGTGGAAAAGGAGATAAGTTTGCTGATTTTTTAGGCATACTTCAAAAGGTAACTTGTCTTGGTAAACCTTTTTCTATTGTTATTAAGACAGAAGAAAATGGGGAACAAGAATGGAAATGGAATGGTAAGTTTCGCATTGAAGGCACTACCAAAACAGAAAACATCCGAAAATCGACAGAAGATGAATTGTCTGTTGAAAATGGAAATACCGAAGAAATCGAAAAGTCCAAAAAGACCGATAAGAGTATTTTCAACACTTATCTCAATTTTCTGGAAGGAACTAAAACACGTCTTAAAAATATTCATTGGGGTGAGGAAGATAATTCCAAGCATGTCTATCTCGATGAACTTTCAGAAGAAGTTTCAGAATTTGAGGATAAGATTGCGGAAGCCGGGCAATCGGGATTCGGACGATTCAAAGACGGGGAAATCCAAGGGGATGAAGTGAAAGAGGATGATCCGGTTGCTATTTGCCAAATGATATTCGACAAAACGATTGAGTTCAGAAAAGAACTTGCTGAAAAGGATGAATACATTGGCGAGGTAAGCTGGATTGATGATTTTCTTGCAACACTCAAACAGTCTAAATATAGATTGCAATTGCATTAAGGAGTTTGGAGATAAATTACGATAATAATTAATAAAAGTTAAAATATTGAGTTATTGTGATTTAATTCTAATTTTGCAGTATTTTTGAGTGTTATAAATACGTTTATTTCAATTTCAACCAATCAAAATGTTTGATAGTTTTAAATTATATGTAGATTTGGATTTGGAGAAAGCCAAAAGCGCGGTATCAGAGCAACAATCTCCATACGCAAACATGGTATTTTCCGGTGTCGCTTCCGATTCTTCAAAAGATGATGAAGAAGAAGTCTTAGAGCCGTCCGGGTTTATATATGATAGATTTTTGAAATCCGGTTTGTTTAACCTCGATCATTTGCCCACACGTTCACCTATTAACAAAAGTCGTTTTTGGATTGGTGAACCTATTGAAGCCTATGTGAAAGACAATAAGTTTTTTGTAAAAGGTAAATTGTGGGAAAAGTCGCCGGAAGCCCGTGCTTTTTGGGATAAGGCAATTGAAATGCAAGAATCGGGTTCGACAAGAAAACCGGGTATGAGCGTAGAAGGTAAGGCGTTGGAACGGGATAAGAAAAATCCCAAAAGAGTGACAAAAGCTCTTATTACAAACATTGCTCTTACAATGACACCGGTCAACACTAAGACCTATTTGGATATTGAAAAAAGTAAGGGTGGTAGTGTGAATGATTTATTGGAAATACAAAAATCAACTATTCTTTTTGAATATTGTACAGAAAACGGACTTGTCCAGATTGACAATAATTTCAAGGTGAATTTTCAAAAATCACATTCTTTTGATGTTGATTCTTTTTGGGAGATTTATCGTGCAGTTCAAGAAGGTAGGGTTGAAAAAAGTGTTTTAGATACATTCGTAGAAAAAGTTCGACAATAATTTTTATACATAATGTTATGGTAGACGTAAAAGAATTTAAAGATGATCCGTTATACAAGGCACTTGAAAATTCTGGTTTCAGTGCAGAAGATATTGCTACTATGGTAGCAAACGGAGATGTAACTTTTGAAAAATCGAAAAGTGTCGCCGAAATGAAAGAATCCGAAAAAAAGGAGGACAAGAATATCGGCAATGATGAAAAGCACATTGACGATTTGAAGAAGGACGAAAAAGAGGATAAAAAAGACAAGAAGGACTTGAAAGAAGATATCAAAGAAAAAGAGGATAAGGTTGAGAAATCTTTCTCTATGGATGATATGAAGGCTTTCGGTGCTTCTTTGGCTGCTAACATTGTTAAGGGCATGACAGAAGTCATGAACGAACGTTTTGGTAACATTGAAAAATCTTTGGAATCTTTTGGCGCACAGACACCTTCTTTCAAAGGAGTTCAGACTTCCGCTGTTTTGGAAAAAGCAATGAAGCCGGAAGTTGATGAAGAAGGCAAGACACTTCTTTCTGTTACAAAACAACGTCCTTTGGTGATGGCTGCTATCAACAAGGCTATTGAAAATGCCGGAGAGGAACTTGAAAAGTCGATTGGTGACGATGCTTTGGTTTTCTTGGCAAACACCGAAGCCGATACGGTAGGTAAGGATTTGGCAAAATTCATGTACGAAAAGTACAATATCAAGCTCCAGAAGTAAGGAATATTTCGATTGAAAAATATAAAACATTATAGAACAATGGATTTGTACAATTATAACGATTTGGCTGCTTTTGGCGGTGCTGGCAATACTGCTGATGTGCTGAAAGCAATGGAAGCCGGTTTGCAGACCGGTATGCAATATGACAATCAGATCAACAATGGTGGTGGTCTGAAAGTTGAATCTTTGGATGCTTATATCAAGGTTTTGGCTAACCGTTTGAACCAGCTGGTTGTTTATAATGAAATGCCGAAACAGAGAATCGAAAACACGGTTCACCAGTACAACCAGTTGTACAAATACGGTGAAGAAATCGGTATCTTCAATCTTGAAGGTGAAACACCGGAAGAAACCGATACTCAATACATCCGTAAATCAGCCATCTCTAAGTTTATGGGTGTTACAGGACAGGTAACTGATCCGGCTATGCTTGCTAAACTTGCCGGTGGTATGAACATGTACACTCGTGAGGTACAGAATAAGACCACTTTGCTTTTGACTTTGATTGACACTCGTTTGACGGATGCTGATTCTACTTGTATCGCAGAACAGTTTGATGGCATCTTCCGTCAGCACATGATGGGTGTAGCTGCTACTGACCGTGGTTCTACGGAAGGTATGAGCACAGAACAGATTTTGGATGCTTACTATGGCTCACAGGCTGTGATTGATGCACAGAATGGTATCTTGACTGATGCTTTGGTTGAAGATGCTGCTGATCGCGTTGTAAACGTTTACAACGGTTATATCGACCGTATCGTTTCTGCACCGGTTGTGTTCAACAACTATGTGAAGAAATTCCATGAATCAAAACGCGTTGTTGTTGGCATGTCTAACAGCGTTGTAGGCGCAACAATGGGACAGTCTGTAAACGACATCATGACGCAGTTCGGTAAGGTTGCTGTTAAAACAGACAAGTTCTTTGACGTTCGCCGTCCGATCAAGGCTTCTGCTACAGCTTCTTCTCCGAAGGCTCCGGGTATTCCTGTTGCTGGTGGAACTAAGTCTGCTGTTGTTGTCGATACAAAAACCAACTTCGTATTACATGCCGGCTCTTATGGCTACTTGGTAACAGCTAAGAACCGTTATGGTGAATCTGCTCCTTTGAAATTGACGGATACTGCTCTGGCAGTTGCAGCTAATCAGTCTGTAGATTTGCAGTGGACAGCTCCAGTTGGAGGTGCTTATGCTCCTACTTGCTACGTTGTTTATCGTACTAAGAAAGTAACTGCTTTGACAGATACGACAGAATACTATCCTATCTTCACTATTCCGGCTTCTATGCTGGCTGCTGGATATGATGGTGCTGCTGCAACAAAAGTACGTGACCGTAACCGTATCATTGCAGGTACGAAGTCTGCTTTGATTTATTACAACGACAGTCAGATCAACGAATACTTACAGTTCGGTGACACTCGCAAACTTGACTTTGCTATCACTGCACCGTCTCGTAGATTCGCTATTTTGAACTACGGTACGCCGTGTTTGTATCAGCCGGCTAAGATTTGCCGTATTATCAATATCGGTGATGAAGGTTTGGGTGCATAACTAAGACGTATTTAGTCTCGGAATTTTATAAAGGGAGGGAAAGGTTTTTGAAACACCTTCCTCTCCCTATTTTATTTATCAATAAATCATATTTCGTATGAAAAAGATTGTATCAACAGTATATAAAAACACTACCATTCAGTTTTTGAATGAGCTTGTGGAGTTTGAAAACGGGAAAGCCGAAGTAAAGGACGAAACTTGGGAATACATCAAAAATGGCGGTTTCTCCGGTATTGCTTTGGAAGAAGAAGCTAATACGCTTGAAAAGGAAAAATCTGAATCTGAAAAAGATACTGATGAAGCTCTGAAAGTTCTGAAAGAAGAATACGAGTTTGAAATTGCTCGTTTGAACGGTATTATCAAAGATAAGAACAAGAAAATCGAACAATTGGAGCAGTCTATTGACGTTTGGAAAAAAGAGGTTGAAAGACTGTCTAACGGTGGTCAGCCGAAAGAAACTGTGGAAGAACCGGTTAAAGAAGAAGCCGGCGCAACAGAAGAAGAAATTGCTTCTTTAAAGGAAGATATGTCTAAAATGACTTTTGAGGATTTGAAGGCACTTGCTATTGAAAACGGAATGAGTAAACAGAAAGCCGGAAGATTCAAAGAAGAAAGTCAGAAAGACGAACTGATTGATGCTATAATTGCGTTACCTAAAAAGTAAAAAAGACATTTAAGTTATGCCGGGACAACTGATTTTTACAGTAAAGTATAAGAAAAATACGGGTTCTGTTATTTCCGTTGCGGAGATGTGGAACAATTACCTGTACGGTATTACCATACAAGCCGGTACGGGGACTTCTTTTTCTGATGAATCACTTAGAACTTATTTGAGTGCTGCACAGAGAGAGATCGAGAATTATTTTAATCTCAAATTTGTAAAGCAATTAGTTGAATCGGAAACACATTCTTATTACAGAACAGATTATTTCCAGCAATTTCCTATCATTCAAACTAACTGTCCAGTAAGGGTTCCGCTTGCGCTTACAGGTATGCTTAATAAGATGGAGCAGATTATTTACCCGCAAGGTTGGCTTAGTTGTGAGAAAGATATGGACGGGATAGGGAAACGAAGAATGAGTGTCGTTCCTACCGGTGCAAATTCGGTTAATGCAAATGCAGATGTTATTCTTACTGGAATGACTACGCAGATAGGCTTTCAACGGTTCACAAACATACCGGACTATTGGGACATTCAATATATAACCGGTTTTGATTTGGATAAAATGCCTGCCGATTTGATTAATCTTGTTGGTAAACTTGCTTCATTTGGACCGCTTAATATTGCCGGAGATATGATATTCAGTTTACCCGGTATAGCTTCTATGCACTTGGAAATTGATGGATTAAGACAATCTATCAACTCTACCGCTTCTGCTGAAAATGCAGGCTACGGGGCACGATTGAAACAGTATCAAAAAGAAATAGAGGAAACTGTAGGGCGGATAAAACTTGTGTACGATGAATTTAGGTTTTTAGTATTATAAGGAGATGAATCATGGCAAAGAGCATTTTACAAACACCGGTTCCGCCTTTGAGTAACGCAAGTCCTGAATTTATACGTTCAGAGTTTGATTCTGCCGTTTATTTGAAAGGGTATGAGGTGATATTGGAAAAGGCGTTAAGATGTCCTTGTAATGCACCAGATGCGCCTTTAGTGGATTGCCAGAATTGTTTTGGTACAGGTTATTTCTATATCAACCCTACAAACACTCATGCTCTTATAACCGGTATAAACGGGGATAACAGTTACAAACGTTGGTCGGAAGAACTGATAGGGACAATTAATGTAACAGTAACAGATGTTGATAAGCCCAATTTAGGGTATTTTGACCGGATCACAATTTTAAAAGAGTTCTCTTACTTTAGTGAAAATTTGCCTGTAAGAACGGATGGGGAGAACTTTTTTGTGTTTACGACTTACAAACCATTGAGCATTTATAGCATACATGTGTTTGAATCGTCTACAGAGCCTTTGAGACAGCTTTCTCCGGCAGATTACAAGATAAGTGACACAAACCCTTATTGCGTAATTTTGACGGCTGATATGTTCTTAAATCCGGTTGTAAGTATTTATTATCAACATCAATTGGAATTTCATGTACTGGATTTTCCTCATGAAGTCCGGGCTTCTTGGAAGAAAAATAAGGAAACGGGACAACTGGAAAGAACAAGACTTCCTATTCAAGCAGTGGCAAGAAGGACACACTTGATTGTGTCTGAAAAACCTAATTTTGACGGATCGGGAGTTATATTGAATGATAATATTCAGATGAAAGTGAGTGAGTAATGGTAGTGCCTATTAATATAGATTTAAGTGATTTGGTGGAAGAGTTTGATCTTTCACAGGATCAATCTACGTTTTTAGGTGCTTCTATTATAGATGCTGTTATAACTGAATATCAGCTTAGGTGGGAAAATCTGATAAACCGGGAACTTCGTACTACAAGAAATGAATATAAAAGGGGAGTTTTCACTGAAAGAGAATCCCCTTTGTCAGTTACATTCGGGTTGACAAACAGGGCTTCTTCTATTCCTTTGATGATAGAAGAAGGACAGCCGCCTTTTGATGAAAAGGAAGGTTTTAGAAATTCCCCAAAAAGAAAGATTGCGCAGGATGGAGGCTGGTATATAGATATTCCCTTTAGACATGCAACGCCAGAAGCTGTAGCGGATTCGGGATTATTTGCTTCTATAATGCCGCAACGGATTTACAACGCAGTTCAGAAGACAGGAAGATTAGGAAGCGATAATTTACCAGAAAGTTTTTCTGAAAAAGGACAAAGAAAAGCAATAAATAGACTGGGTGTAAATAAACCGGCTTACATGCACAAAGCTCCTATTTATCAGGGTTTGACTAAAGTAAATATTGCTTCTACTGAAAAAGAAAAGAGAAGCGGTTACTTTACATGGAGAAGGGTGAGTGAAAATTCTGATCCTAATAGTTGGTGGAATGGTGGTATTGTTCCATATAAACTTATGGACAAAGCTCTTGAACAAGCGAAGATAGATGTTGTTGCAGACAAAGTGATTGATCAATTTTTAAACTCGATGTAACGATGCTACAGATAGTCAAAATAAAAAAGATAGTGGAAGCCTGTTTGGAATATGTACAAACGGACTTCGAAAGTAAAACGGATGAAAAGGATTCTTTCTTGTACAAAGTGTTGGGAGATACACAGGACGGCTCTTTCAACTACTATGAACAGGCAAAAAATATCTTTCTAAGAAAGGAAACAAATCCGAACAACATAAAGGTAGCTTTGGAATATCCGAAAGATAAAACAGGGCTGCCGGCATACATTATTCGTGAACCCGGGAAAACAGGTGGCATTGCCAATTCCATAGGTAAAATAGAATCTTTTATGGGTGGCGTTCCTATGTACAGAGACACAAGACAGTACGGATTGGAAATCATGTGCTTTTCTGTAAACATGAATGAATCAATCCTGATGTCAGAGATTCTGTACGCATTACTACTTGGCTCTTGGGATACTTTGGCTTCACAGTTCCTTAAAATAGAATTTACCATGAAGGAGCTTATGATGCAAAACAATCTGATGCCGACACCTATTTTCATTCGTTCTATCGGACTTGATTTATCGTCAGAAGAAATAGTACCGGGATTGGTGGATACGTCTTTACTCGGAAAGATCATCTTTGGGAAAGTGAATCAAGTGGATAGCATTGCTCTTGGTGACCCGACTTCTATTGACGGACTTCCAGGTGTAGAATCAGAAATTGTGGGGTTCAGATAGTTCGTTGATTGAAAAATGATTACCTTTGAGGTAGTTTGATTTATGTGTAAGAATTAATTAATACATTTAATTATTAGATTTTTGTCGTAATTACTTAAAATAATTGTTTTGAAGTTTTTGGCAAATTAATTGATTTAATTTTTGAATGTGTTTTTAAATAAAATCAAATAATAATTCGATAACAAATTGAAAATCAATAAATTATGGCTACATCGTATATTTTTGGTAATAAACAAATAACCTTACCGGGTGCGTATAGTCGGATCGTATCTGGAGAAACAAGCCCAGCCAGAACATTAGATTATTCAAAGGTTTTGGTCATAGATAGTGGCGTTTATGGTGCAAATTGGGGTGGTGGTTCTGGTATAGATGGAGAAAACTTTCAAGGATTGGATTCTGTCTATACGTTTGACACCCTTGCAGAGTTCCGTTCTTTTGTAAAGGGAGGCATGTTCTGGAAGATTGCAGAAGGCCTTTTTACACCGGATTATACAAACCCGGCTTCTACAGGTATCTCTCAACTTTTGTATGTAAGGGCAGCTAAGACTACTTCTGCAACTATTACTTTTGTTACTACAGCAGGTGGCACGTTTGAAGTAAAGACACTGGATGAAGGTTTGGGGGCAAATGGTAAACTTTCCGAAGCTGGTAATTTGATTACCGGTTATGGTGTATCCATTGTGAAAGGCGTAGACGATCCGGCAAAATGGATCATGAAATTCTATGTCGGTTCTTTCACAGGATATGCAGAAGATGGTTACCCTATTGGAGAAACGCCGGAAGATCAAGCAGCACCTACATTGGTATTGCAGTCACCGGAATTTGACAATATTGGAACTTTGCTTGAATGGGCTAAATCCGATTCTAATTTTGCTAACCTGTTTGTATTGACAGAAAATGCAAAAACACAAGGAGAAGGAACGGTATCTGAGAGTGACGTTACTACTGTAATGGCTGGTAAATCCTATTTCTTGGCAAAAGGTGGTACTGAAACTTACAATACCGACAACATGGCGAAAGTTATGGAAGCAATTACAGGTTTGGACTATAGCTTTGCTCTTATGGATCAGTTCGGTACAAATGCTGATTCCGCATTGCAGAAACAGTACATTGCTCATATGAATAGTCAAGCTAAGTACACTCATTTCTTGTTTGTGGGAGGTTATGACGATGCTGCCAATTTCTCTAAATCTCTTGATTTGGCGAAAGGGTTCAACAGCGAGCTGGTTCAGTTGGTACATGGCGGTGCAGGTATGACTTCCGGTATTACAGGTATCAAAACACGCTGGTGGGGAGTAATGTATAACTTGTGTTGTATTTTGGGTAGAACGGCAGGAAAACCGCCTTATATCCCGGTTACAAACAAGACAATCGGTATCGACAAGTTGAAGCACACTTTGAATGATACGGAAAAAACTAAGGCTTTGAATGCCGGTATGCTTGTGACGGTTTACAATGACTATACGAACAACTTTGTCGTATTACAAGGTGTAAACACTTTACAGGACAACAAAGTGTTGTTCAATTCAAACGGACAGAGCCACAGCATTCAGTTTATGCGTATCGTTGCTCAAATCAACAAGGAATTGGTTGTAAACGCTTCTATTGACTTGTTGGGACAGGAAAACGGTGTAAACGTCAATACATTGTCTGCCGGTGCGGTGAAAGACTGGACGGTTGCTTATTTGCAATCGAGAGTGGCAAATGAGGCACAGGATAACCTATTACTTTCATTCAAAGACGTTCTTGTTACAAGACAGGAAGATGCTTGGTTTGTAACCTACAAGATCGTTGTTAACAATGAAATCAACAAGTTGTTCTTCACAGGCTTCTTAATTCGTGGATAATAATTCTAAAACATAGATATTATGCAGACATTCAGTGCACCTATGGCATATATCAAGATCGGCAACGAAACAGCCGGTTTTGTCAGAAATATAACTGTACAGGAACAAATCAATCGTGTGGACGTACAGGGATTGGGTAGTTTGCCTATTCAGGAAATCCCGCCGGTTTCCTACAGATGTTCGGCAACGGTAGATCAGTTCTTCTTGTCTTTCAAAGCTCCGGTGGTGGAAGCGATGATTCACCGTCTGGGGACTTTGCAGGAAGTTTTGGATACCCTTACATTTGCAGAGCAAGGATTCTCTATCATGATCTATAAGAAATTGGTACAGAACTTTGATGATGCCCGTAAGATGGTGACGCAGGTTGATCCGACAGGGCAGACGGTTGCTCTTTTAACTCCGTGTTTCATTGAAAATCAGAATTGGCAGTTGCAAGAGCAATCAGTTGCTTCCTATAATGTCAATATTAGGTATCTTAACCCCGTCGTAACTGCCGAATATTGAGGCAATTAGATTTTATTAACGTCATTTTTAAAGGTAAGAATTGAAGATGTTATATCTAAAGTTCTTACCTTTGTTGTGTATAACAATAAATGCCCATACAAAGATTGCAGTCAATGTATGGGCAGATTTCGATAAATTGAACTTAAATTGGTTTTGGTTATGAAAGCTAATTTTGACAAAGGTACAAAAATTTGCTCTAAGTGCAAGAGAGAACTCCCTATTGAGAATTTTCAAAAGAACAGCTATTCTTCTGATGGATTTACTTGTAGATGTAAAGAATGTCTTTCTCATAAAAATATGACAGATGAGGAAAAGGAAAGAAGAAAGCAAATCCATAAAAAATATCGTTTGTCTGAAAAAGGAGAAGAAAGTAGGAAAAGACAGAATGAGCGAAAGAGAAATGATCCTGAATATAAAGAGAAAAATAGGCAAAAATCACACGAGTATTATCATAAAAACTTGGCACATCCAAAGAAATTAAAAGAAATTGAAATAGACGAAAATGGAAATGAAGTTTTTGAATGTACTACTTGTAGAAGAAAACTTCCTATAGAGATGTTCCCAAAAGACAATACCAATAGACTTGGTATTCATTTTTCATGTAAAGATTGCTATAACGCTTATCGTAGAGAAAAATCGCATACAGAAGAATATAGAGAGAAAAACAGAAAAAAGATGGCAAAATTTAGAAATTCAGAAAAAGGGAAAGAATATTTTTCTGAATACAGAAAATCGGAATCATTTAAACAATCTTCAAAAAAATATAGAGAATCTGAACATGGAAAGGAAACAAAAAGACAATATAGAAAGAGGCTTTGGAATGAAAGTCCTGAATATAAATTAGAGACTGCTTTAAGAAATAGAGTTAGATTAGCGATAAAAAATGGCTCTAAAGCTGCTTCTACTATAGAACTTGTTGGATGCTCTGTCCAAGATTTAAAAAAACACATTGAATCACAATTTTGTGAAGGTATGAGCTGGGATAATTATAATCATAAAACTTGGCACATTGATCATATAGTTCCTTGTTCTGCTTTTGATTTAACGAACCCAATCCACCAAAGAGTTTGCTTTAATTGGATGAATTTACAGCCTTTGTGGAGTAAGTTAAATATAAAGAAAAAAGATAGATTAACAGAAGGGTCGCAGGAATTAGTAGATTTTATAAGAGACGAATTAGGGATTAAAGAAGAAATCGTTTTAAAGGATGTTGAAAAGAATAGATAATCTTTTCAGAAAGCAGGACAAAAATTCTGCTTTCTATGTTTTATCATTATCTTTGTAACACAATCAATTAATCACAAAACAAAGTATGAATACGAAAGAAATTACAGTAAAAGGAAGAAAGTACGAAATTCAATTTCCTAATGTAGGACAGTATTATCAGATCGAAGTAAACAAGCAGAGATTAGGGAAAGGAAGCTATAACTCGTTGATCGGTAATCCTACCATTACAGCACAGCGTGCGTTGGATATGATTGACGTTGAGGCAACATTATCCGTTCTTTGTCCGCAGTTGGTTGCGGATTTGAAGGTAAAAAGTTTCTCGGAACTTGGGCTGAAAGATTTTAAGGAGATCAGCGATATTTACATGAACGAGGTGTTTCCTTTCTTGAAAGAGGCTGAAAAAATACTTTCTTCTGTGGATTGATGAACCGGGAAGAATATAGGAATTTCGTCATAAAATGGGATAACACTTTTCCTATTGACAGGTGGTTTAGGAACAAGCACAATATTCCTTTTCTTTCGGAAGAACATAAGAAGTGTGATTTCTTTACTGAACTTATGGAGTTCGAAGAAGAAAAGGCATTTTATGAACTTAATCAAGAAAAGAAAGAAAGAGAGGAAAGAGTGCAAGAGTATATTCCCAATATCGGGGATTGGTTGAAAGCACCGGAAGGTGAAATTTTGGAACAAGATACTGCCTTCTATGAAGATCAGATGTTTAAGATGATCGAGATGGAGCAAAAGGCAAAAGAAAAAGGTAAGGAAAATGGATAACGAAAAAAGACTTAGGGTGTCGGTAGATGTTTCTCAACTTAGGTCGGTCGGGAGAGACGTTGAGAATATGCAGCGAAGAATAGTCGAAAACAATAACGACATTATTCGTCAGCAGAACGACGCACTTAACCAACTTAGGGAGCAATTGAACCTTTTGGGACAGCAAAATTCCGAAAAGGGTAGGCAGACTGCAACACCCACACGTCCAGTTGTCCAGCCTACACCACAACCGGAAGGAGAAGATCAAGAAACTGCAACACCTACACGAAGGAGAAGAAAAAAGCAACCGGAAGCGGACATTTCGGGAGAAAGAGGTGAATCCTATCAAGATAGAGGCACGAGAGCTATCGACCTCTCGGCTTTGCTTGGTGTAAATCAAGAAGGCTTTCGTGATATTGTGGAAGCCATTTCTTCCGGTAATAGTGATTTGTCTGATATAACAAAGCAAATTCTCCAAAACGTACAAGCAGGAGCACGTGCTTTAGAGGGAATACAAGAAGGTGTCTTTTCTATTGATGAAACTTTGTACAATCAAAGAGGTACTTCTGCGGGTGGATCGGGAATACAGCCTATTCCAGTGCCCACACTATCACCAGTGCCAGCAAGAGAAGAAACACCTATTACAAGAGAAAGAAGGGAAAATGTACAAAGAGGAAGTGACAGAAGTACAGCTACTAACATTGCCACAAGAGTGATTTCCGGTGTTGGAGCTACATTTCAAAGTCCTGCTGCTATGGGCGGAGGCCTTATATCTTCTTTGGGCGGGATTGTGGGTGAAGGTCTTTCTTTGATTCCTGGTGTGGGGGGATTTTTGGGTGGTGTAACTACTGCGGTCGCTAATGTCATGGCGGGAATTTTCACTACATCTGTTGAAAAGGCTATGGAAGCGCAAAAGAGAACCATACCTTATGCGCAGACAATGGGCGTTTCCGCAGGACAAGCCATGCGCACAGCCTTTGGAGAAGGTAGTTATGCTGCTGGTGCTCTTGGAATGAATGTAGGAGAGTATATTCAAAGACGTGCTGCGCTTATCCGTGCCGCCGGAGGAAAAGAGGGAACAGTTGCGCCCGTACCAGAAACACAAAGTTTGATGGCTGTACAGCGTTTATATGGACTTAGTGATCGTACTGTAATGGGAATGCAAGGGGCGATGCGTTTTGCCCGTACAGAGGAAGGACAAACAGCTTCTTCGTCTGCTATTATCCGTTCATTTGAGCAGACAATGAAACAGCTTCAAATTCCTCTTAGTGAGATTGCCTCTACAATGGATGAAAGTATGACTACCTTTATTCGTTCTGCTGACGATATTCTTTCCCGTACAGGTGAAATAGATGCAGCAAGCATAGCTTCTATCATGCGTGCTGTTCGTTTGCAGACCGGAATGGAAGGTAGGCAATTGGAGCGCGTACAGCAGGCTTTCATGGGACAAGGGATTTCACAAGATGATGTAACTCAAACTCTTTTGTTCCGTGCTGCTCAACAGGCTACAGGGGCGATGAATCCTTCCGATGTTCTTGCTGCTATGGACGATTTATCAAGAGGCGAAGGGGATAAAAATATAATGAAGCGGTTTCTTGAATCATTAAAGGAGATATCGGGAGGAAGTCTTGAAATGCTTCGTCACTTGATGCGAGGTGCTTTCACAAATCTTTCTTATACGGACATCAACAAGATAACAGAGCGCAGGGATATTGATTTTGGAGAGTTCTTTGAGAAAATGGAAGAATCCAGACAAGCACTTAGGAGGCAGAACGATCCGACAAACAGATATGAACCCACTGCTGCCGAAAGAACGGTTACGTCTGGTGAAAAGATGATGTCTACCTATGAAAATAGAATGATTGGAATTGGTGAAGCAAATATAGACAGGTTGGGCAAAATGTTGAACGCCATAAATGGAATCTACAATAGCATAACGAGTTTCCCTACTGCTGTTGAGAATTTATTTACACAATATAAAGATGCTCTTGACAGGGGAGATGGAGCTACGGCAACGGCAGCAAGAACGGCTTTGCAGAATTTCCCAGGCATTATGATGGAAGCGTTTTTTAAAAAGATGATTAGATCGGAGGAATAATCTATGACAGAAAAAGACAACAACAAAACAAGTGTACCACCAATATATCCACTTCCAGCATATAGGTATTCCACCATACAGGATTTTATTGATGCATGGCAAAAGATTATTCCCACTGGGAAGAAAAAATATACCCCGTCTGATTTATTGAAAGTAAAGAATGAAAAGGGGGTTTCCAATCTTGATATTATTTGGGGGACTTATGACAAAGAGGAACAAGCGAAATACAAAAGCGATTATGATTCCGGCACATTGCCTTACGTAAAGCAAGGGACAACTTTGTTCTGCCCGAAAGATGATACGCCATTGTCCCTT